GGCAGGAGCGACAGGGCCTCGTCCCCCTCGGGGGGCGGGGCTCTTTCGCACGCCGGAGCGGCGAGGATCGCTCTCGCGGCGGAGCCGCGGACGATCCGTCTCGGCCGAGGATCGCTCTCGCGGCGAGGCCGCGGAGGATCCGTCTCCGGCGGAGCCGGTACGCGGCGGTCTCTCTCGCGGCAGAGCCGCGGATGATCCCTCTCGCGTCCGCTTGTCCAGGACAAGGAGGATCTGTCTCGCGCCACCGGACGCGGCCTCGCCGCAGCGGATTCTCCGCGGCGACGGGGCGGCGTCCGGTGGCGCGAGACAGATCCTCGTCGCCGGACGGCGGCTCCGCCGTGGGCGGCGAGGATCGTTCTCGGCGTGACGGCGCAGCCGTCTACGTGCGAGACCGATCCTCGTCGCGGCGCTCCGCCGACGACGCTGCCGAGCAGGCTCGTACCCGACGTCGTACGCGACCGTCCTCGTACGCGGCCTCGTACCCGACGTCGTACGCGAGTGCCGCGTGCTAGGCGGTGATTCCTCGCCTAGCACGCGGCAGTCGTGCAGGTACGCATTGGAGATCGTGCAGGTACAGGTACGCAGGTACGATCGTCCGGTTGGGTTATGGGGGTCGTCCGCATGAGAGAAACGACGGATCGGTCTCGCACTTCCTCCCGCTCGATCAGCCTTCACGTAAAAGTGAGTTCTCCGGCTAGCATTAGATCCACTAACAGCCCGCTAGGCCTCTTCACCCACCCATAACCCAACCGGACGATCGTACCTGCGTACCTGTACCTGCACACCGTCAGACGATCGCCGTGTACCTGCACAAACGACCCTCATCCCATGTCCTCAGAATGTTAGGCTCGCCCCTTGCATTTCTCCCCCGAATGAGGTACGCTCCACATCTTGTAATCAGTTGAGCCAAACCCCTTTCGTCCGCCTATCCGGCCTGCTAGGCTAGCCGTAGGCAGCCCAACGGGGGAGGCCAGAATCACTACAGAAAGGTTGGTCCAATGACCACCCAGCAGAAGTCCCGCAGCAGCAAGTCCACTCCGGCCCCGGCGAAGCGCCCCGCGCCCGCCAAGGGCAAGGCGGCGACGCCGGCGAAGGAGGAGGCCAAGTCCTCCGCTCCGGCCAAGCCCACCTACCGGGAGGTCGAGAACTTCACTCCCGCGCTCAAGGCGGCGAAGTCCGCGGCCAAGGGCAACGTGGACCTGACCCAGCCGCTCCAGTTGATCACCCACCTCGCGTGGAAGACCCCCGGTGGGTCGGTCGGCTGGGCCAAGGGCACCACCGCGACGGTCGTGGCCTACGCCGACGACATCGCCGTCCCGGCCGGTACCCCCATCCCGGACGCGATGTCCGCGGCCCTGTCGGCGGCCGACAAGGCCGCCACCGAGAAGCCCCAGAAGGACGCGCTTGCCGTCCTCCGCAAGGTGATCGCCGGCCACACCGCCTGATCGCAGGGCAGCCCGACCAGCAGACACCCCGGTGCGAGTCCGGGGCGGGCACTAGGCGAGGGATCAGCCCCCGCCACGTTGGAAGGAAGAGCAGATGTCAGGATCCACCTACGCCGCCGCGCTCGCGGCGCACGCAGCAGCCAAGGCGATCATCCAGGAGTTCAGCGAGCAGCACTCGCCGTGGATTCCTGACCCGGCCCGCCCGCAGCGCGAGGGAGGGGCGCTGTGGACCATCCCCAATCCGGTGCCGCACACCCTGTCCCGCAACGGAGACCTGCTCGGGTGCATTGACTGCGGGGTGTCCGTCCACGCGCCCACGCCGCCGCCGCGCCCGCTGACGCCGATGGAGGCGTCGCTGTCCAGGTTCGACTGAGCATGGCAGCCCTGACCAGCCGACACGCGGGTGCGAGTCCCGCGCAGGGCACGAGGCTCCGGACAGGCCGGGGCCACGAAGGAGGAACGAGATGAGCAGGTTCAGCATCGGCGAGCAGGTCGTTCGCCGCATGGACGGAGAGATCGGCGTGGTGAAGAGCATCCAGCCGTTCGGCGGGGGCTTCGCCTACGTCGTCGATCTGCCGCACGCCCCGCGGACCGGGGACGGCGAGACCATCTGGTCGGGCACTGAGGACGCGTGGGACCACCGCTTCAAGGTTCACGCGCACGTCGCCACGAGCGCACGCGACTGCGACGGGGACTACAGCGGCGGGCACGTCGTGGAGATGACCCTCCAGGAGCGGTGCGACCAGTTCGGGGACCTCCACTTCAAGGAGCGGGTGATGGGAAGCATCGTCAGCCTCCACGGGCAGGGCACGCTCGAGGTCCGGCCCGAGGGCCTCTACTGGTCCGAGCAGACCGAAGAGGGATACCGCGCAGCCGGTGTCCGCTGGTGCGAAGACGAGTGCCCCGAAGAGCGGTCCTGGCAGCGCGACCACCGCGCAGAGAGCATGGGGTACTGATCATGCGTATCGCCATCACCGTCGCGGCACTCGTCCTGTCCGGTCCTGCCGCCGCGACCACGGCCCCCGCTGACGCCGTGTTCCCCCGAGGGCTGCCAGCCGCTCCCAGCGAGGGCGAGTGCTACGTCTACCGATGCGTCTGGGACGCACGGCACCAAGGGAACGGAGACGGGCAGTCCATGATCCTCACCGCGTGGCAGGGCGGATACCTCGCCCGGCCGATCACTCATCGCCGCGCTCACCGGCTCCAGGCCGCGTACTGCGCCCGACCGAACGTGACCTGCGAGGGCTATGACGACTGACATGGGAAGCCCGAGCGGCACACTCCCCGGTTCGAGTCCGGGGCGGGCACGAGGCTCCGGACCAGCCGGGGCCACGCAAGAGGAGGAATTGATGTTCTACTGCGAAGGGTGTCGGGCCAGGAATGGGTGGCCCGGGATCATCCCGATCAGCCGTGGTCCGTGTGAGGAGTGCGGCAAGACCGCCGACTGCTACGAGACCGCGAGCAAGGATCTCCCGGAGAGGGTGAGCACCGATGGCTGAGACCAAGGAGGAGCCGAAGGGGGAGCAGCCCCCGCGCTCGCTCCACCACCGGATCTACCCGTACATGGACGAGATGGTCCAGTACGCGACGGAGCGGGCGGATGAACTGTCCGACCCCGACGCCCGCCCCTGGATCGTCCGGGACAGGAGCACGGCGCTCCGGAACGAGCGTCAGGGCCGGGGCAAGGCCCTCGTCCGGGTGTGGATTCCCGGGGACTGGGTGTACGTGAACGAGGAGGAAGACTGATGGGCAGGCCCAGCCTTCGCCGAGGATTGCCCTACGGCTGGTGGAAGAACACCGACGTCTGGGCCGGGGGCTTGTCCCTGCTCATCCTGGTCATCTTCGGCATCGCGCTCACGCTCGCGTGGTGGACGCGATGAACTGCGGCCAGCACGAGAAGCGAGAGAAGCCTCACTGGCACGGGAGCCAGTGGTGCGACGGACGAAAGTCCAAGTGACTCAAGGGATTGTACGCAACCCCTGTTCCACCGAGTAACCGCCTGCTAGGCTAGCCGTAGGCAACGCGCCGGGGATCGGCTCCGGCGACGAGAGAAAGGCAATGAGATGGAACTCTTCCAAGAATGGCTGGGTCAGTGCAAGGCCCTCGTCCGGCACCCGCAGGTGTGGGCGATCATCGAGAACGAGTGGTCGTGGGTGGAGGCATGGGACATGGACCTCACACCGGGGATGGCAGTCTCCTGCGCCCTGCTGGACGTCCTGGCCCCTGAGGTCGGCAAGTCCTTCGTGATCGAGGAGCGTGTGTGATGTCGTACTGCGAAGACTACCCGTGCTGCGGACACACCCCGCAGGACCCGTGCGAGCGTCAGCCGTACGACGAGCCGGGGTACTACGACACGTCGATCCCGGGCAACGAACACGCGCTCTGCGAGCACGAGTTCGGGATCTGCGACGTGGGCTACGACGAGGACCCGTGCGACGACGAGGAGCACGAGTGCAACGACTGCGACCAGCAGAGCGGCGACTGGGAGTGCTCGTGGTGCAGGCGTCCGTGCCCCGAGGGCGCACACGAGGAGGTATCGGTGTGAGCATCGACTTCCGGCCCGACGACCCCCGCGTGGGGTGGGACGATCCGCTGAACCTGAACGTGGCGAACGGGAACGCCGCCAAGATCCTCACGGTGCTGGGGCTGCCCGTCGAGAGCGAGGGCGAGATCGCCCCGGCCGACCTCAAGGCCCGCATCCTCGTCGCACGGCTGGCCGATGACGACGGGGAGCCGAACGCCGTGGAGAACCGTGGCCCCGGCGCGACGATGGTCTGGTGCGGCCTCCCTCCCGGCTACTTCGCCGACCGGCTGGGCGCTCTCGACGCGATCGCGGACCACGCGCTCGCGCACGACATGAAAGTGGTGTGGTACTGAATGAGCACGATCAGCACGCTGAAACAGGCCGAGGAGATGCTGGCCGAGGGACTGGCCGACTATGAGGCAGATACCGGGCAGGCCGGCGACGAGGTCTGGTTCGACTTCGTGGTCGCGACCGCGCACCTGATCATCGAGGAGGGGAACGAGGTGCTGGCCCGTGAGTTCTGCCGCACACAGATCGGCAGCATCCCGGGAGATCTGGAGCCGTATCTCGGCAGGAAGGACTGGGTCCAGTGACGGCACAGAGCAAGCCCGTGAAGACGTTCCCCGCCACCACGACCGAGGGGGTGGGGGCGTACCAGCCGGTGATCGTCGAGATCCACGACAACGGCTACGCCTACATCCGTCCCGTCGAGGTCTTCGACATCCCGGGCTACAACGAGAACAACGCACGATGACCGGCGAGATCATCAGTCACCCCCGGCGTGCCGGGAAGACCGCCGCGCAGGAAAAGGCGCTGGACGATGTCCTGCGTCGCACCTCCGACGAGGGCCTGCTGAGAACCTTCGCCGCGCTGACCCACCGGCTGCACGTCGCTGACCGGGGGAAGGTACTTCACGCCGCAGACCTCCGGGTACAGCGGGGTCACGTGGAGACCGAGATCCTGCGGAGGATGCGCCATGACCATTAGAATCATCCAGACCTGCGACGGCTGCGGCGAGACACGCGAACTCAATGTCGGCTACCACGGCGGTCGTCAGACCATCAAGCAAGCCGCTGACGATTCTGGGTGGCGGGCCGTGCAGGAGTTCAAGCATCTCTGCGATAAGTGCATTCGTAAAGCGGTGAGCCGTGCCTGACCTGCACGAGACCCATCGCTGGGGTGAGCGGGCTTTCCAAGGGAGCCGGATCCCGTTCTGCCTGGACTGCCGGACGGACGGGTTCGAGGACGAGCCTGCCGCGTTCGAGGAGTGTCCGGGTAAGCCCGAGAAAGAGAAGCGAACCCCGTGCCCCGTGACGAAGGACTCCTGGGACAACCCCGGCCACACCCATCGCTGTCTCGGCGGCATCCATCCGAACGGGATGCACTTCTGCGAGGAGTGTCTAGAGTGGTTCGGGGTATCGTAGGGCCATGACTACCACACCCGTCCTCGACTGGCGACCCAACCCCGACCCTCGCTCTGAGCCGTTCCGGTTCAGCGCCATCCGCATGTGCGCCAACCTCACGGAGCGCAACTCCATCATCCGGAAGAAGACCATCTTCCTGGATCAAGGACAGGAGGGAGCCTGCACCGGCTTCGGTGAGGAGAACGTCCGCGCCCTGACCCCGTACCCGCAGACCACCAGCAACCGACAGGCGTTCAAGATCTACGAGCGCGCCCGCTTCCTGGACGAGTACCCCGGCGAGGACTACGAGGGATCCTCGGTCAACGGCGCGATGAAGGCTGCCCGCGAGGCCGGGTTCGTCAAGGGCTGGCGCTGGGCCAAGACCGGGCCGGAGATCAGGCACGGCCTGTCGTACCACGGAGCCGGCGAGGCTGGGACGTGGTGGTACGAAGGAATGTACGAGACCGACGTCGACGGCTTCGTCCACCCCACGGGGAAGAAGGTCGGCGGCCACGCCTACGCGATCGCCGGCTTCAACTGGCTCAACGGGTTCCTCCGCTACCGGATCGAGAACTCGTGGGGTGCGGACTGGGGTGACAACGGCGGCGCATGGATCTGGGAGTACGACCTCCTCCCGCTGATCGATGACTTCGGGGAGATGGCCTTCCCGCAGAAGGTGCGCCTGTGAGAATCCACGCGCCGGACCAGCGCACCGCTCAGTACGCGGAGCGCCCGTGCCAACTCGTGTCGTACCACGCGCCGACGCCTGTGATGACCGAGTACCACCACACGAAGCCGGTCTTCCTCCAGAACCGGCTGTACGGGAAGATCGTGTACCCGGCGGACCTCTGGGTCTGCTCGAACTGCCACGACGCCATCCACTCGTGGCTCTACTGGCTCCTCGGTGAGTGGCGGCAACCGCTCCACATCGGGCGGGCTGCGAAGGCTGAGGCCGAGCGAACCTACCAGTGGTTCCGCTCCGAGCAAGAGAGGCTGGGGCTGACGGCGTGAAGGAGAGCCGCGTCGAGAAGGTGCTCGGCTGGGAGGTCAAGGACCGCGGAGGCTGGGCGATCAAGTTCCTCCCGTCGGTCTCTGGCCTGCCGGACCGGATCATCCTCCTCCCCGGTGGGAGGATCATGTTCGTCGAGACCAAGTCGCCGACGGGAACCGTCAAGCCTCACCAGACCGTCGTCCACAATCGTCTTCGTCGCCTCGGCTTCGAGGTCATCGTTCTCTCGTCAACCGATGCCGTCCGGGAGTGGGCAAAAGGACTTGACGCTACGGCTAGCATGAAAGACTAGCCGCCTGCTAGGCTAGCCGTAGGCAACGCGGGGGGATCGGCTCCCCGCTGAGAGAAAGGCTAGTCATGCATGATGTCGTGATCAAGGACGACCCGGCAGCGGAGCTCCGCCGCCTGGAGTCCACCAACTTCTTCCGGGACCAGGGAGAAGGCGAGTCACAGTCGTCGTACATCGAGTTCATCGCCCAGCGCGAGGCATCCCGGTTCGGCACTGACGACGCGCTCGTCCGCCACTACATCCGTCTCGCCGGGTGGGCCAGGATGGTGGGCAAGTGATGACCACCAGCCCGAACGACTGGATCAACAACCTCCCCGGCCCACGGCTGGCGGCGGTCGTCGAGAAGGACGGTGACCGGCTGAAGGAGCGGCACCACACTGACGACGTCTACTTCGCGGTGTGGCTGCACGCCGTGAACCGCGCAGTCCAGCGTCGCATCGTGATGTCCTACGACGACCTGGAGGACTGGGACTACTGGTCGGCGTACGACGCGGGGATGCACCCCAAGGACGCGGCGATCGAGATGCTCCAGGACAACGGCTGGGACGGCGGATACGACGAGGAGGCCCTGTCATGACTGAGCAGGAGACGCAGTTCCTGGTCTGCCGGGGCTGCGGCGAGGCCTTTGACAGCATTACCCCCGCGCACGAGCACGGGGTCTTCATCGCCGGCCCAGACCCGCAGTGGTGCGGCGAGGCCGGGTTCGACATCGTTCCTGAAAGCGAGGCGTTCTGATGAACACGAGAGAGGCACTTCGGTACTACCTGGACCGCGAGCCCACCAGCGACGAGATCCAGGAGGCGGACGACTGGATGCTCGAGAACCCCGGCGTCAACCTGGATGAGTGGGTCAGCGCCATGATCGAGATCGGGGCGCTGTGATGTCGCGCTTCGAGGAACTGAGCGCCGAGGGCAAGGCAGCCCTCCAGCGGGAGTTCGAGACCCTCGAGACCTCGAGGGAGCGGCGGATCGAACTCCTCACGTATCTTCAAGAGGGAGCCGACGAAGCCCAGATGGGTCGTCCTTGCCCGAGATGCAGGCACTACCCGTTCTTCGCACCACATGACGAGGCGCTCATTGAGGGCCACGTCTACAGCCACGACGGCGCACGTGAGGTCCGGATCACCGGATACTGCGAGTACTGCTTCGACCTAGTGACGGCGGAGCCTGAAGAAGAGGAAGAACTGACATGAGCAGCAGCGACACCAAGTACCCCGAGGTCGAGGTCCAACTCTCCGGCGAGGACGGCAACGCCTACGCGATCATGGGTGCCGTCGCCAAGGCGCTGAAGCGCCACGGCGTCAGCAAGGAGGAGATCGACCAGTACCACCAGGAGTCGATGTCCGGCGACTACGACAACCTCCTCCAGACGGCGATGCGGTGGGTGAGCGTGTCATGACCACCGATCAGGCGCAGGCCGTGTATGCGGCCGAGGACATCTGGAAGGCCAAGGAGGAGCAGGCCCGCATTCGCTTCGGCGACTGGAACGAGGTCTGGCCGTTCTACTACACCCTGACCGAGCGGTGCCGTGAGCACGACGTGGCCGACGTGAAGCCGCCGACCGTGAAGCCACGGCGGGGCGCGCTCCACGCTCACTACGACGCGGGCACCGCCACGGTCTTCATCCCGCCCTACGCGAAGGGCGGGGTCTGGGCGCTGACCACGGGCACGGCGATCCACGAGTTCGCACACCACCTCACACCGGGCGCGGGCCATGGACCCGCGTTCCGGCAGGCGATGGTGGACATCGTGAATGCCCTCGGCTGGGACGCCGCCCTGCTGGAAGACTGCTACGCGGAGATCGGGCTGACGACCAGCGACAAGGGCGACGGGATCACCGACAAGGTGGGCAAGTTGCTCACTCACGCGGACAAGGCAGGCACCGACGAAGAGCGCCGGACCTACCTGGAGAAAGCCGAGGGGCTGGCCGCCGAGCACTCCATCAATCTCGCACTCATCCGCAAGAAGCAGGCCGACGGCGAGAACGGCGACAACCGAGATCGTCCCATCACCGGGGGCATGTTCGCGCTGACCGCGCTGCCGAACGTGACGTACCGCAATCTCGCGGTGGAGTTGGGCAGCGCCATCGCTCGGGCACACGGGGCGCAGTGTACGATCCGCGGGAAGTCGCAGTGGATGACGTTCCTTGGCTTCAGCGAGGACGTCCACCTCACGGAACTCATGATCAAGCGCATCACACCCATGATGTTCGATGAGAGCGACCGCTACCTTCAGTCACGGGAGCACCTGCTCTCAGGCGTGGCAACCATCAGCGCACGGATCACCTTCTGCCAGAACTTCGCGTGGGAGGTGGGCCGTCGACTCCGGGAGGCGGTGAAGCAGACCGAGCGTGAGGTGCTGGCCCTGACCGACGGCAACGACAGCACCAGCACGGAACTCGCGCTGCGGGAGAAGGCTGTCGAGGTCTCGGACTACGTGGCCCACGAGTTCAAGCGTCTGGGTGTGAGGGGCTCCTGGAAGGGGAGCAACACGTCCAACTGGAGCGCCGGGGCAGCCGTCGCCGGACAGGACGCAGCACAGAAGGCCAACCTCTACGGACGAAAGGAACTGGGATGAGCAGCACTGAACACCTGAGCGAGCAGCAGGTCGCACGACTGGAGGCGCTTCAGGCGGCACGGTCTGTCGGCAGCAAGACCACGGGGCCACTCGGGACGACGTCCCCGCCCGACATCTACGATCTGGTGAGCCTCGCGGAGTACATCATCCACGGTACCCACCCGTTCGACCGATACGAGGAGGTGAGCGATGAAGACAGTGACGCCTCGGGAGATGCCTGAGCACCTGCGGAAGCGACAGACCGGGGGTGAGGAAGCCCGGTTCACGTGGGCGTTCAACGAGTGCCTCCGGCGGAACCCGAACAAGGCCCCCAGCCCAACGGACCTCAACCTCCTGCTCGGCAAGCCGCCGCCGCTGAACATGCTCACGGGACGAAAGTCCGTGCTGCGTCGCCGGCTCCTCATGGAGGCAGGCTTCGTGCAGGAGGCGAAGTGGGGGAGGTGGCACCGGCCATGACCGAGCACCTCTACTACCTCCAGTCCCGGAGCGGCAAGGCGTACTCCCGCACCACCCGCGAAAAGATCAACGCCCTGATCGAGAAGGGGGAGGCCGAGTGGAGCGGCGTTGACGGGCACGAGGAGAAGGACCAAGTCATCTACTACGCAGACAGGATCAGCGAATGAGCCGGACGAGAAAGCCGCGCTTCACGCAGAAGGGCCACCCGTGGCAACCGACCGACGACCAACTCTGGTGCCGGGATCTTCAGCACTCGTGGTCGCCGTACACCGCGCACAAGGAAGAGGGTGGTTTCGTCCGCACCCTCATCTGCACTCGGTGCAAGGCCGAGAAGTACCAGCACCTGGACGAGAGCGGTTTCATCATGTCGACCCGGATGTCCTACCCGCTGGGATACCTGAGACCGGGCGAGGGAAGGCTGACCCGCGACGAGCGGGCCGAACTGAGAGTGAGGAACATGGCATGAGGTGTCCATCATGTGGCGAGGACGACAGCGTACTCATCGAGACCACCTGTCCCGACCCGGACGAGCCGGGTGAGGTGTTGTGCTTCCGGGTCTGCAAGAACTGCGACTACGGAATCAACGAGCACACGGAGATGGAGTGTGATTGCCATGCGTAGGGTAAGCATCGTGGTCACCTGCGACGCCTGCGACGAGGAGATCGAGGAGGAGGTCGAGGGGGACAGCGCCGTTCGGTTCACAGCGCGCACGGTAGAGAAGGAGATGGACCTCTGCGACGACTGCCTCTACGGCACGTTCTTGCAGGAGGCCCGCCCCGTGTCCAACCGCAAGAAGCGGAAGAAGCCCACGGGCGAGTTCACCTGCCACTGTGGGAAGTCGTTCGGCACGCAGCGAGGACTGACCGCCCACCAGACTCGGCAAGCACACGACTGATGGAGTACACGAGCGCCGTGAAAGAACCCCTGATCGACCCGCTGGACGCGCTGCAACTCGCACTGGATGTCGCCGCCGTGCCCCACCACCCACTGGATCCGCGGCTGCACGACTACCAGAAGGACGCCGTGGCCCACCTTCACGCGCATCCGCGGGCGGGGTTGTTCCTGGTGCCCGGTCTGGGCAAGACGGCGATCACGTTGTCCGCGCTGACCGAGGTCCATCTGCCCGCGCTGGTCATTGCGCCGAAGCGGGTGACCGAGGAGACGTGGCCTGAGGAGATCGCCAAGTGGAGGCCCGACCTGTCCTACTCGCTGGTGCGCGGCAGCGCCGAGCACCGGAAGGAACGGCTCCAGGATGACACCGACCTGCACCTCATCACACGGGACACCTTCGGCGGTGATCTCGTCAGCAGGAAGAAGCCGAAGTACCGCACCGTCATCATCGACGAGTTGTCCGGCTTCAAGAACCGTGGGTCGCAGCGGTGGAGGCACGCGAACCGGCTGGTGAAGAACATGCCCTACGTCTGGGGGTTGACCGGCACGCCCACGCCGAACAGCCTGCTCGACCTCTGGCCGCAGGTGTTCCTCCTGGACAGGGGCGCACGGCTGGAGCGCACCCTCACCGCGTACCGAACGAAGTACTTCGCTCCGGGTGGGCGGCTGCCGAACGGCATCATCACCAACTGGACGCTCCGGCCGCACGCTGAGCAAGTGATCCACAACGCGATCAAGGACCTCTGCATCTCCATCGACCAGAGCCACGTCCAGTACCCCGTGAAGAACGAGGTCTACCACCGCTTCGACCTGCCGAAGAAAGTACGCAAGGCGTACGACGAGATGAACGTTCACTTCGTTGCGGAGGTGGGCGAGACCCTTGCCAGCGTGGAGCACGCCGCCGCGAAGTCGAACAAGTTGAGCCAGATCGCTGCGGGATTCATGTATCACAGCGGACTGGTGGGCGCGGAGGAGTCGGACGAGGCCGACATCACGCACCACCACATGCTCCGCATGGAGGCGGTCCACGAGATCCTCGACGACGCGCAGGGTGCGCCTGCCCTGATCTTCTACCGCTTCCAGGAGGACCGGCGCAGGCTGCTCCATCTGGACGGCGCGGTGGACGTGAAGTCCCCGCACGCCATCGACCGCTGGAACCGGGGCAACATCCCCATCCTCCTCGCGCACCCCGCGTCCGCGGGTCATGGCCTCAACCTTCAACGCGGCGGCAGCCTCATGATCTGGTACTCGATGGACTGGTCGAGCGAGTACTACACGCAGGGGATCGGTCGTCTGGTGCGGCAGGGTCAGCCGTCGCCGGCAGTCGCTGTTCACCACATCATCGCACGGGATACAGTAGACGAGCAGGTGCTGGACGTGGTCCAGGGCCGGATCAGTCGACAGGACGCGCTGATGGAAGTGCTGAAGAGAGGGAAGCGGTGAGCGGCTACTGCCCAGAGGGTTCCGGGACCTGCGCGGACGCTGACGCGGGACCGTGTGTGGTCGGGCATCCCTGCGATTACTGGTGGAGGCATCCTGGTCGAGAACTCGCGCTCAAGTTGAGCGACGGCACCATCGTCCGCGACTCAGGGTGGCGATGTGTCGCGGATGTGATGGCGGGCTTCGCAGGCTTCGGCCTGGACCGGGCGGTCGGTGCAATCGTGGACGCGGAGACGCTCGTTCAAGTGTATCCGCCCGAGCAATTGATGGACGGCACGGGTACCAAGATGGACTAGCCCACTGCTAGGCTAGCCATAGGCAACGCGCCGGGGGAGGTCCCCGGCGGATTAGAGAAAGGCAAGATCATGACGGAGTCATCCCCAGAAACACGCATCTTGAGCGAGCCATTGAAGACTGGCGCGTTCTACCAGTACGCGGGCATCATCCGCATGGCGATCGACGGCACCACCCTCCAAGACCTCACGGGTACGGGCACCCTGTCCGTCAATCCGGTGGATGCCGCTCTCCTTGAGGAGCCGGGGAGCCCCGCGTGGGTGGACCGCATGACCCGCGTCCGCAGCACACTGGTCCGTCGTGCGGACAAGGCGGACCGCGACCTCCGCGAACACCGGGACCACTTCGAGGGGCTGAGGCAGGCCATCTACGATATGGCCGTGTCGAAGAAGTGGTGCGGGGAGTACGACGAGTTCGCCCGAGAGTGGGGGCTGATCACACTCGAGAAGGACTTCGAGGTCACCATGACGGTGACGGTCAAGGCCCGCGACGAGGAGGGCGCAATCGACTTCGTGAAGGGCGAGGTCGGCCTTGAGTCGTTCCAGGAGGAAGTGTCCCGTGCCCCCGAGTACGAAGCCTGCGAGGCCTGAGATGGTTGACCCGGTGATTGCCCGCGTGGCAGCCGTGGCTCGGCGAGAGGCTCAAATGCAACTCGACGTGCTGCTCGACGACCTCTGCATCCGCATCGGGGTCGACCCGTGGGAGGTGTACCGCAAGCCCCGGTCACTGGAACGAATCGACCGGATGTCCACTATGATCTCCAACACCCGACGCTCGGCGCAGGCCGCGCAGACCGGGTTTCGGGGTGGCTACCTTCCATTGAATCGGCCCCGCCGATGAGCGGCACCACTCAGCGCCGTGAGTTCGCGCTGCACCTGATCCGCGAGGAGCGGACTCGGCAACTTCAGACGTACGGAAGCAACGACGACCTGCTGCTAGGCATCGGGAGTAGCGTGTCGCGTTACCCGTGGCTGTCCCCGTACAGCGACGCCGACAGCGGCAGCGTCGAGGCTGCGTTCCGCGCCGACTACGAGCAGTACGTGAACACCCACGGCAAGCCGACCTGGATGCACCTGATCCGCGAGGAGGTGGCTGAGTTATTCGATGCTCAGGATTCCCACCACGCGATGACGGAAGCACTCCAGGTCGCAGCGCTCTGCGTCTCCCTCGTAGAGCACCTGCTAGAGAGTCAAGGAGATGTGCAGTGACGTCGATGACTGACGAAGAATGGAAAGACGTGCAGGAAGCACTAGTCGCCGGGGGGCTTCGGGAGTGTCTCAACAGCATCTTCGCCCGCCGCTTCCAGCAGAACCGGGGCACCTTGATCCTGTACGACGACAACCGCAAGATCATCGAGGAGGCGTACGACGACGGGGATGGCAACACCCTCACCTTCGTGCCGACAGACGACCCTCCGTGGTTCGCGGGGGTGTACGAGGGCCAGGAACTGATGCTCGGTATGGAGCACGACGGCACGCTCTACTCCATTGTCCACGCCAGCGGCGGCGGTCTGGTCTCGGTGGTCGTGGGGCGCGGTCTCCTCGACAACGAGGTGGGTGCTGCGTTCCGCAGCATCGGTGAGGCGAAGGCATACGTCAAGGGTCTCACGGCGAAGTGACATCGATGCCCGAGCCAGCGCCTGACGCCCCGACCCTCTGCTGGTCGACGGGGCGCAACAGGACGACCGCGAGTTGGTCGCCGATTCACGACCGGTCATGGTCAACCTTCGTTCGCTGGCTGAAGCCGGACCAGCCCGCAGCGAGCAAGGAGGTCCGCCCCTACGTGGGCGGCACCCTCCAGCACGGGCGACGCACCAGTCGCACCGTGGAGCAGCGGTTCTTCCTCACGCTGGACGCGGACTACGCCGACGTGGACTTCCCCTTCGACGTGGCGAGCGTCCTGCCCGACACACCGTACCTGATCCACACGACGTGGAGGCACACGGTTGAGGCTCACCGCTACCGGCTGATCATCCCCCTGTCCCGGGGAGTCGGACCCAACGAGTACAAGGAACTCGCCTGGACGGTGATGAACCGGCTGGACGGGTCGCGGTTCGACGTGACCACCGCGCAGGCCGAGCGATTCATGTGGAGTCCGTCCACCCAGGACGAGGCGACGTACTTCTGGGAGGCTCCCAACGGGCACGCGCCGTACCTGCCGGTAGATGAGTGGCTGGACGGGCACCACGGCCCTTCTGACGCTCCCGCAGCGGGCGGGCGGGGTACGGGTACCCCGGCCACTCCCGCGAGCCGCAGCGGGGCGCATACGGTTCCGGACCCCACTGGCGAGGACATCGAGCGGGCACTCGAGATCCTGTTTCAAGCCTGTGATCAGGTGGAGCACGTCCTCGAGCGAGATGAGTTCGCCGGTAGGAACGAGGCGGTCTTCCACTGGATGCCCCTGCTCCTCCGCTTCTGTGCTGCGGGAGCGTTGGACGAGGAAACCGTGCTGGATGCGTTGTGGGCTGCGGCCCAGAGAGTGCCCGCCGAAGAGCCGTACCTTCGTACCGAGTTCAACGCCAGCGTGAGGTCGGCCCGGCAGTACGCCGAAGAGACTGGCCCCACCCTGCCCGAGACGACGCCCACGAAGATGGCGCAGGCGGACTTCGAGGACGTAGACCTGGAGGTCCACCTCTGGGACAAGACCCCACGTCTCGCGCACGTCAAGCAAGCCGCGGACAAGTTGGGCCGAAATCCATATGCGATGTTGGCAACCGTTCTGGCGCGTGTTCTCGCGGAAGCACCTGCTGGGATCTACCTCCCCGGTGCTGAGGATGGGGGTATCGGCAAACGAGCAGCCCTCAATCTCGGGGTGGCGCTGGTCGGGTCGAGTGGACAAGGGAAGACCTCGATTGTCGAGATGAGCATGGCGCTCCTGGCCCGTGACCAGATTGACCACAGTCCGTCCACCGGGCAGGGGTTGATCCAGCACTACATGACGTGGAACGAAGAAGAGAAGAAGAACGTGTTGGTCAACGACCCACGGGCAATCTTCGTCACAGATGAGGTCGAGACACTCGGCGCACTCGCGACCGACACCGGAAGCACCCTGCTCGGCGAGATCAGGACCATGCTGACGGGTGGTTCGACGGGAAGCAGCAACGCGACCAAAGAGCGGCAACGGACCTTGCGAGCAGGGACATACAACTTCCAGTTCGTGATTGGAGTGCAGCCCTCAAAGGCCGGTGTCCTGCTCGACGGACGTGATGTGGGTACCCCGCAGCGGTTCATCTGGGCGCAGGTCACTGACCCGAAGAACCCCACACACCCTCGCGATCGTCCGGCGTGGCCGGGACCTCTCGGGTGGGACGACGCGTTCCTGATGCCGCTCTCGATCTTCGATCCGGTCGTGCGATACCCGGATTGGATCTTGGAGGAGTTGGAGGAACACGACTACAAGGTCAGCCAGGAATCGTCCGAGGGTGGGGAGTTGAGTAAGTTCGGTCACCACAATCTGCTTCGCCTCAAGGTGGCAGCGGGCATCGCCTTCCTTCACGAGTCGATTGTTATCGAGGACCTGCACATCGAGATTGCGGACACGATCCTGGCCGCGTCCAAGCGCACACAGTTGGAGTGTGAGAAGATTGTGGCTAGGACCGCATTCGACAGGAAGAAGGCGGCACGGCGCAGCGACGAGCGGGTGAACGAGGAAGTCGGCAAGGAGAAGTTGGCGCGGCTGGTGAAGAGCGCCCGTGGCATCTTGCTTCAGGCGGACGGTGAGTGGGTGACGTGGCAGAGGCTGAGGCCTCATCTGCGAGACCGTGCAGAGTACGGGGAATCTGTGTGGGAAGCCGTCGTCGAGATGGAAGACGTGGAATACGAAGAGGAGAAGCGCGGGGCGCAGATGCGACGAAAGGCGAGGGTTGTGCATGATACTGATTGATCGAGAGGACGTGATACACCTCAACATGGCCCGGTGGAGTTACACCTGTTTCTTCGTCCATTGGGACCCGAACGATCCAGTCGCGTTCCAGAGGGGGCAAGAACTCGACTTCCCGGACATCCTCGCAGATGGGCCGTTCCTGTGCGTCGTTACTGATGAGGACGTGTGGGCCGGTCAGGAGTTAGACCACCTGTCCCCCGTGGTGCAGAAGCGGGCAGACTCGATCAACCTTCGGCAGTGGAGGTACCTCGCTGACCTCTACGCGGCGGAGATGGGCATCTCGCGTCAGAGTTTCGTACTACGTTTCGCAGCCATGAGTAAGTACCTACGGGGCGATCGTCGTGGGCAGTGGAATCCGTGGGATGATGTCTATCACTGGCCAGAGGGGGGCGACCTTGCGTGGTCGTCGCTGATGTACGGACACCACCCGTGGATGGAGGTGCGTGAGCATGATGGACAACGACAGGTGAGGTACACCCCATGAGTAACGACAGGCTGGAATTCGTAGCGGAGTTGACCCTGATGGGGTTCAGCCCCGCCAAGATCGCAGAGCGGCTGGGGGTCACCGAGCGGGTCATCAAGAGCGACCTCGAGCAAGTCCGTATGCGGTGGCAGGAGAACCGGCAGAAGTCCTACTCGCAGTTCATCGAGGAAGAGTTGGCGACCCAGAAGATGCTGATGCAGTCGTTGGAAGACGGCATCAGGGAGGGGTCGTGGAAGCACATCGAGACGGCCCTCAAGATCACCGAGCGCCGCTCTCGCGTGGTGGGCCTGGACCACGCTGACCGCATGGAGCAGGCGCGGGTCGAGATCGAGGCGAAGCAACTCGACATGATCAGCCACGCGCTGGAGCGTGTGATGGACGTGCTGGGGTTGAACGACGACCAGCGCGAACTCGCCACGAACACGCTGATCTTGGAGTTGGAAGAGAAGGACTACGACTGGCAAGAGGAAGAAGAGGGAACCGGATAGATGCTGCTACACGAGATGGTCGAGTGGGTCAAGTCCCACGACAAGAACGACCGGGTGCCGATGTACGTGATTTCGTACAACCGGCTCGACGCGCCCACCCTGCTGAAGATGCAGCACTACGAGCGCACGGACGACATCTACGTCGTGGTCCGTGATTCGCAGGCCGAGATGTACGCCGAGGCGTTCCCCATGCTCCAGGTCGTCAGCCTGCCCGATGACCAGATCGGCTCGTGCGGAGCGGCCCGGTGGGGTGCGTTCGACATCGCTCGCGAGTACGGGCACGACGAGGTGATCATGCTCGACGATGACGTACTCCAGTTCCGCTTCATGTACCAGCGGGCGAAGGTGCAGGGCAAGAACATCGGGGAGTTGTGCAGCGGGGTCGCATCGGCGACGGATGCCGAGGAGTACTTCGGGACACTGGTGGCCATGGAAGAGTCCTCCATCACGGCGTTCGGGCGGCTGGGGCTGGAGGTCTTCGCCGAGCAGCCGAAGGCCGTGGTCGGCGGCATGATCAAGCGCCATATGTCCTTCTCCATCGAGAACCACCGCACTCGCTACATCCTCAACGGCGGGGCGACGCCCCGGCAGGCCATGATCTGGAACACCGCCCGCATGAAGGAGCACGACATCCGGCTGAACATCGAGCACTTCGGTGTGACCGGCGAGGACATCGGCCTCATGGCGACGGTGCTGGAGAACGGGTTGGACGTGTTCTGCACACCGTCGTTCGCGTTCGACCACTGGCCCGAGGACGTCAACCTCGAGAAGTCGGTGATCCGCGACGAGCGTACTCTTCCGCTCTTCATGGAGTACGAGTACGACATCCTCCAGAACTACGAGATCGGGCCGAACTACCTCAAGGAGAAGCGCATCCCCGGCAGCGAGCACGGGTGGAAGGACGTCTCCTGGCAGAAGTTGGCGAAGTTCCGCGGCCAGCCGACGGAGCGGTTCCACTGGCCTGCGGACGTGGAGAGACGAGAGATGGAGGATCTCATCTGATGGACCGTTGTCTCCCGAAGTGTTGTGGCAGCGAGGACGGAGACCTGTTCTACGGTGTTGACCCAGCGAAGAGCGGTAGCAGCACGATGATCGAGATGTGGAAGTGCAACACCTGTGGGGTCATCACGATCACCAGCATGGTTCAGGTTGATGCAACTGACCGAAGCACCCCCTTGTCCAATAGATAACCCACGCGCTAGGCTATGCGTAGGCAACGCGCCGGAGGGCATCCCCGGCGGACCAGAGAAAGGCGAAGCCAGATGGCAGAAACATTGAGAGCCGTGATCGTAGATCCCGACGGCACCGTCCAAGACACCGAGATCGAGAGTAGCCTCGGTTCGTTCCAGGCCGTCGTTGACGGCTACATCGAGGGCGTCTTCGGCAAGGTGGCAACGATCTACGTCAACGAGGAGGGCCTGCTCCGCAGCCTTCCCCCCAACCCGTTCGCGACCCTGTTCGCGCAACGAATCCTCGGTGTGGGCGTCGTCCTGCACGGCACGGCCTTGATCGTGGGGCCGGGCGATGGCGAGGGCAACGACACCCCTGTTCGACCGACAGTGGTCGACTACTTCACCATGGAGGCGTGAATGCAAATCTCGATCGACACCACCGAAGAACTGTCGCCCCTCGACGTCCGCATCCTCGCGATGCTGGTGGGCACCGCAGGTCTCCCGGAGCCGGAGGACCTGGAGGAGCCGGAGCCGGAGGCGAAGCCCGCCAAGAAGAGCACGCCGGCGAAGAAGAAGGCGAAGCCCGAGCCGGAGCCGGAGCCGGAGCCGATGGCCGAGGAGCCCGTCGAGGAAGATGAGGACGAGGACGAGGACATCGACGACGAGCAGTCCGACGAGGAACTGCTGGCGCTGGCCGTCAAGAAGGCGACCGAGATGGTGGCCGGTGGTGAGGCCGCGCAGGTCCGCGAGGCGCTCGACGCCGCCGGAGCGAGCCGGGTGCGGGAGCTCAACGCCGACAACGTCCGCGACTTCTTCAAGGCGCTCGGATGAAGGTAGCCGTCTACCTCCGCGACGAGTTCACGGACGCCCACCGCGAGCAGATCGCCGTCATCAACGACGGCGCTCGGCTCGACCGGCTGGCGTCCCGTGACGAGATCAAGGAGTTCTTCGAGACGCACGGGAACCAGTGGCGGGCCGTCCTCGAGATGGAGTTCGCCAAGTACGTCCAGGCCGACCTGGAGGACCTCATCTGATGAACACCGTGCAACTTCACCGTGTCGTCTACGACGTCAACGAGGACGGGTTCTCCGTACCCATCCCGAAGCCTGACGACGGTGTGAACCGAGGGGCTCACATCGTGGATGTGGACTGGTCCGTGCCGGGCGAAGTCACCGTGACGTGGATGAGGCCAGTCTGATGGGTGAAGGACGTACAGGGCACGCGATCTTGGGGCCGAGTGCCTCGCATCGCTGGACCGCGTGCCCCGCGTCGGTTCGCATGATCAGGGACCACGCGCCGGAGCAGGAAGACAGCATCTACGCCGAAGAGGGCACGATGTTCCACACGCTCTGCGAAGTGGTCGCGTCCTACCGGCTTCTGGACGGTGAGGTCGGCCACTACGATCTCGGGATGCTGGACTGGGCGCTCAACGCTCTCGAAGACTGGCACGACGACCAACTCCGGTACGTCGAGGAGTGGATCGAGTTCCTCCAGGAGTGTCTCGCCGAAGAGGAGGGGGCGGTGCTCTACCTCGAGGTCGTGGTGGACACCGGCGTCCCGGGCGTGTGGGGCACCGCCGACGCGGTCATCGTGTACCCGAGTGGGCGCATCCGTGTCATCGACATCAAGTACGGCGCGGGTGTCAAGGTCCAGTGTGTGGGGAACCCGCAACTCAGGTTCTACGGGGTGGGCGCGCTCGAGACCTTGATCGAGGACCCGCTCACGATTCACGAGATCACGACCACGGTCTGGCAGCCCCGAATGAACAACATCAGCGAGGAGACGCTCACCCGTCACGAACTCCTCAACTGGCGGGACGACGTCATTCCCGCTGCGAAGTTGGCGCTGAGCGACGACGCGCCCTTCGGACCCAGCGAAGAGGTCTGCCGATGGTGCCCGGTGGCCGGTATCTGCAAGCCCCGCATGAAGCGGATGCTTGCCATCGACTTCGGTGACCCCGATGTCCTCACCGGCGATGAGATGGCAGAGGCGTACAGCCGCACCAGCGAACTGAAGCGGTGGATCACTGACATCGAAGACGCTGCACTGAAGCAAGCCTACGAGGAGGCCGGGTCGGTCCCGGGTTTCAAGGTCGTGCAGAGCGGCGGGCGGCGCAAGATCACCGACGAGGAGAAGGCGATCAAGCGCCTCCTCGAAGCGGGATACGGTTGGGACGACGTGTCCAAGCGCAAGATTTCCACCTTCGGCCAGTTGGACAAACTGGTCGGGGGCGGTGAAAGGCTCGAGGAACTCCTTGGCGAGTACCTCGGGATGAGCGAGGGACGCCTGTCTCTCGCCAAGGAGAGCGACCCCCGGCCACCGGCCGACGCTCTCCACTCTGCGGAGACGGACTTCGCAGGGATCGAGAATGGAGAAGCCTGATGGCGAAAGTGGTTACGAAGAAGCCGGTGCGACTGACGTTCACCTTCCTGCCCGATGACGACGGTGTGTTCCGCACCAGCGCCCTGATCCCCAAGAAGGACAAGGCCCTCATCAAGCAGATCGAGGAAGCGATCGAGGAGGCCAAGGACTACGGCAAGGGCGCGAAGTGGAACGGCAAGATCCCGCGCAACCTCAAGATCGCGTTCCAGGACGGCGACGACACCGACCTGGAGAAGTACCCCGAGAACGAGGGGCACTTCCTCCTCAACGCCCGGTCCAAGAAGAAGGTGGGTCTGGTCGACACCGACCGCCAGCCCATCCTCGACGCGACCGAGATCTACTCGGGATGCTGGGCCTACCTCAGCGTCACGTCGTTCGCCTACAACAACGAGTCGAAGGGTGTTTCGTTCTTCCTGAACAACATCATGAAGGCCCGTGACGACGAGTCTTTCGGCGGCGGTGCATCCAGCCCCGACGAGGACTTCGCCGAGATCGAAGTCGACGACGACGACCTCATCTGAGGTACCCTGATCGCAGCCGGGGCGGGGTCGTTCCGTCGGGAGTAGTTGCCACTCTTACCGACGTAGCCTTTCTCCCCCGCCCCGGTTGCCTTTCCTTTTAGACAGGAGGGCCGTGGACACCATCGCGATGAACCGGGTGAAGTTCCCGGACGCGGCCAAGTCCATCATCCGAGAGGCAGCCCTAGCCGCCCTCGGCAGGCCCCTCAAGGTTCGGTACACCGACGGCGACGCCGACCTCGCGTTCGACCTGCTCGACCAGAACGCCGCCGTCCGCACTCTTGGGCCGAAGCAGTTCCACGACACGGTGTGGATCCCCGACCAGAACGGGGGCGGCTTCCGCAAGGAGGTCGGCTACCCGAACGCTCAGTACTATGTCCAGTTCGCGCTGAAGCAGGCGCACGGGCTGGACCTCCACATGTTCGACGACGACGTGCTCACCTTCGACACGGAGACCCTTTCGTCGGACCACCGCTGGAACACCGACCCCCGTGACTTCTTCCGGCTGGGTCAGTACGCATGGGGCGAGGGTGACGTGGTGGTCACCGAAGACTTCGACGAGGTGGTCGACGCGCTGCGGTCGGCCCGGTTGATCATCGGCCACCAGATCCACTCTTACGACCTGTCCTACCTGCTCGGCGACGAAGCGCTCAACCTCCCGGTGTTCGACACCTTCATCCACGCAACCTGCGTCACCCCCGCACCTGACCGCTTCCTCAACGCGAGGGGTGTGGTCCAACTCTCGAACTCGCCGGGGTCCGCGATGGCGTTCCACTCGCTCGAGAACACATGCTTCACCTTCGGCATCCCCGGCAAGCACGGTGACCTGAAGGAGATGGCGAAACGGTACGGCTGCGACATCGGCGAGATCCCCATCAACGACGAGTACCGCGCCTATGCGCGACAGGACGTGGTGGCGGACCGGGAGTTGGCGCGGGCCATGTTCAGCGTCGCCCACCCGACGGACTACGAGTGGCGAGAGCAAGAGGTGGCGGCGATCAACGCCCAGATCAGCCGTAACGGATTCCGCGTGGACCGGCCAGTGGCCGAGGCACGGGTGCTGGAACTTCAGCGCCGGAAGGACGCCCTGCTCGTTGATCTGGTGATGGACTACGGGTTCCCCACGAAGGGGAAGCAGCCGTGGAGGAGCAACGCGGGGAAGCAGGCGATCCTAGACATCCTGGGGCCGGATGCGAAGCGGCTGCCCAAGACGAAGAAGGGCGCACCGTCCCTGTCCGGTGACGCGATCAAGGGTGTGACCGAGGGCACGAAGAACGAGGCGCTCGGCGAGGCGCTCGGCGAATTGCTGGGACAGCGGTCGCTGGCGCGGCTCGCGCTCGACAACGTGCAGGACGACGGGTTTGTCCACCCGGAGATCACGTCGCTCCAGCGGTCACGGCGCTTCTCGGTGTCCAGCCCCGGCCTGTCTGTCTGGACAGCGCGGGGGCCGGGTGCCGTGGAGAAGTCGTACTTCGTGGCCGACGCTGAGGACCACGTCCTGTACGAGATGGACTTCTCCGCGGCTGACGCCCGTGTCGTCGCGGCGTACAGTGGAGACCGGCGCTACCTGAGAGACATGACCAACCCGAACTTCGACGCGCACATCCAGACGGCGCGATGGTGCTTCGGCGACAAGTTCGAGACGGACCCGAAGGGGCTTCGTCAGCGGGCGAAGGACGCCACCCACGCCATTCCGTACGGCGCTGGGGGCAAGCGGGTGAGCGAGACGGTGGGCATCCCGCTGTCCAAGGGCCACGACGTGATCAAGAAGTTCGGCGAGGCCTACCCGTCGGTCGCCAAGTGGATGAAGAAGGCACGTGAAGAAGGGGAGAGCGGCACCCTGCGGAATGCGTGGGGTGGGGTGCTCTACCTCGAGCCGGGACGTGAGTACACCCAGTCTCCTGCTCTGTACGGCCAGAACGGCACCCGCGAACTACTCGTGGACGGGTTGATCCGGTGCCGAGACGCGGGCCTGCTGCACTACCTCAAGATCACGGTCCACGACGCCGTGGTCTTCTCGTTCCCCAAGGACAACCACGAGGCCATGAAGGCTGAAGCCGAAGCGTGCTTCACCACGAAGTTCCGAGAAGTTCCCTTCCCCCTGACAAGCGGGAAGCCCGCCCACGACTGGTACAAGGCAGGACACTGATGACCGAAGACGAGAAGATGCTGGACCTCTACCGGGGGATGGTGTGGGAGAGGCACAAGATCTGGCTCGCCCGCCAGTACGACGTGCCTCAGCCGTGGACCAACGACCCGGTGCTGGCGAACCGCAAGTTCACGAATATGTTCCGCGTGCTGGACCCCGGCTCGCAGTTCGTGTTCGAGTTGCAGGACGAGGACCCGGCGAACGTGATCGCCCGGCTGGTCTTCTACCGGCTGACGAACAAGCCGTCGACGTGGTACGCGATGCGAGCCGCGCTGGGGCACTTCCCTCTTGCGACAGAGTTTGTCCACCAGCAGGCTATTCTGTTCCAGGCTCTGGATGCCTACCGGAAGAGCGGGAACCGGGTCTTCAGCGGTGCGTACATCATCGTCCCGGAGCCGGGAACCCCGAACGACAAGGTGGGTGGGGCGCTGCGCGTCACAGGCTCGTTCCTCGTGAACAATGGGAGGGCGTTCCTAGCGGCCACCACCCAGGAAGAGCGGTTCTCCATCCTGCGGTCTACCCCCGGCCTCGGGAAGTTCCTGTCGATGCAGATCCTCACCGACTGGCTCTACCTCCACCCCGAGGACGAAGAGCCGGACCTGTCGTTCGTCGTGGCTGGCCCCGGTGCCATCCGCGGTGCCGCGCTGATCAACTCCTCGAAGAAGCCGGAGAACGTGATCCACGACCTCACCGTCGACTGGAGGGACGACCCGCTTGTCAGGCTGAACAAGCGCCCCCTCACACCGATGGACGTGCAGAACACCCTCTGCGAGTTCGGCAAGTACGTCCGTGAGACAGTCAACCCGCGCAAGAAGACTCCGTACCGACCGGCACACCCCGGCGCTCAGCCCGCTCCGGTCCTTCCGCAGTGGTGGTAGAAACTCCCCACTGTTCATCGCCTAGCCCCACCTGCTAGGCTTAGGTGTAGGCAACACATCGAGAAAGGCGACACATGAACCAGAAGTACACGTTTCCAACGGTGACCGAGGCGCTGCCGTTTATCTGCTCACGGCTGCTGGACATCGGTGACGAGGTCGGCAGCAGGAACGGGCGGGTGAAGGAACTGCTGAACACCCAGATCGTCCTGACCGACCCGCAGCACCGTGAGGTTCTCAGCCTCAACCGCAAGGCCAACGTCTTCGCGCAGATCGCTGAGACGATGTGGGTGCTGGCGGGGCGCAACGACATCGAGTGGCTGAGCGCGTACCTGCCGCGAGCCAAGGACTACTCCGACGACGGGAAGACGTGGCGCGGGGGCTATGGTCCGCGGATCAGGATGTGGGGCGGCTGGCCGCATCAGAACGACGAGGGCTTGATCGGGGGAGACCAACTCGCCCACGTCGTGGATGTGCTCAGGGAAGACCCGCTGTCCCGGCGTGCGGTGATCTCGATCTACGACCCGAAGATGGACACGAATCCGGGCAAGGACATCCCCTGCAACGACTTCTTGCAGTTCCAGAGCCGCCTCGGTGCCCTGCACCTGACAGTGACCGTGCGGTCCAACGACGTGATGTGGGGCTGGTCGGGCATCAACGCCTTCGAATGGAGCACCCTCCAGGAGATCGTGGCTCACCTGATCGGGAACACCGTGGGCACCCTCACGTTCAACATCGGCAACCTGCATCTCTACGCACCACACTGGGACAAGGCCAGTCGTCTCGAGAACGACCCGTTCCCCCACGCGATCACCCCGTTCCAGATGCCGGACCACATGGACCGGACCCTGGAGTGGGTGGACATCATGATCGACCGCTGGTTCTCGTGGGAGGGGATGTGTCGTGCGGGGCAGGCCACGCCGGAACTTCTCGAGGACTTCGATGAGCCGCTGTTCCGATCGTGGGCCATCGCCATCGCGTGGTACTGGCAGCGCGAGCCCCGCTGGCTCGAGATGCTCCACGGCACGGCGCTGGCCGTGGCAATAGGTCGCGTGCCCGCCAGCGTGCTCTCAGAGGCCCCTCAGACGTCGCGCAGCGGTGCGGCGGGCGCGGGTACCGGCGCACCCACCAGCGAGGCTGTACGGGCGTTCTACGACTTCGTCAAAGACCTGCACGCGAAGAAGCACGCGTCGTACGGCGACTCGTGGAAGAAGCGCGGCGAGAAGATGTCGATCCTGGCGAACATGGCCCGCAAGGTGGACCGGCTGGGAGTTGGCGACGAGTACGACAGTTCGGCGGACACCTTGATCGACCTGCTGGTCTACGGGATCAAGTACGGATGCTGGCTCGCCGGCAAGATGGACGGACCAGACGAGGTCAACCTCATGCTGTCGTGGTTCCTGGCGGAAACTGAGGAGACCACGGGGCAGGCGGCGGACATCGCGATCAAGGATATCGTCGACGACTTCAACGCCTACTGCGACAACGTGGACAACCTCCCCGACGAGCAGAAGCGGGAGTACGTCACGGAGTTGTGCCTGCGGGTGGCACCCATCGCCCGCGATGTGTGGCTGACCGAGGCTGCCGACAACCTCAAGGCGGCGTTGTTCGGCGACGAATGCAACCACGGTTCAACCCGCATCTTTCTCGAGGGGCGACCCGGTGAACACGAGAAGTGTCTCGACTGCGGTGCCCTCATGACCGACAAGTACCGAGGGGCGGACGCCGACTGATGCTCAGAGATGAGATGTTCCACCACCTGTACCGGGCGGAGAAGGAGGACCGCCTCCCGGTGTGGGTGATCTCCTACAACCGATACGACGCGCCCACCCTGACCCGTATGGCAGAGTGGGGGCGACTGGACGACGTTCACGTGGTCGTCCGGGAGTCACAGGCAGCCGAGTACCGCAGGAACTTCCCTGCCATGCGGTTCGAGGCGCTGCCCGACGGGCAGATCAACTCCTGTGGAGCGGCCCGCTGGGGCGCGTACGACCTTGCGAGGGAGTACGGGCACCAGCGGGCCGTCATGCTCGACGACGACCTGCTCCAGTTCCGCCCCCTGTATCAGCATCACTTCGTGCGCGGGCCGAACGCGGGGATGCCGTGCAGCCGGGTCTTCGACAAGGAGGACATCGCCGAGTTCGGCGGGGTGGCTGCGCTGGAAGAGGCCACCGTCACGATGATGGGGCTGGTCGCGAACATGGTGTTCGACGAGGAGCCCAACGCGGTGATCGGCACCGCGATCAAGCGGCTGCGGTCGTTCGACAACCGGAACCAGCAGACGCGATACCTGCTGAACGGCGGCAGCACGCCGCGCCAGTGGACCGCGTGGGACCTGGAGCGGCTGGAGCAAGACGACATCCGGCTCAACCTCGAGCAGTTCGGCGTCGTGGGTGAAGACGTCGGCTTTCTCGCCACGCTGTTCCAGGCGGGCAAGGACGCGTTCACGATGCCGTCGTTCGCGTACGAGCATTGGGTCGAGTCGGTCAACGAGACCAAGTCGCTCATCCGTACCGCGGACAACCGGGCCATCCTGTCGGAGCACGAGTACACGATGCTCCAGCAGTACGAGATGGGGAACCACTACCTGCGCGTCTGCCCGAGGGGCGGCGATGAGTACGAGTGGGGAGAGGTCGACTGGCGCGGCCTGAACAAGCACCGAGGCACCAAGATGAAGCGTGTGTTCTGGGACTCAGACCAGGACCGCGTCAATGAGATGGAGGAACTGGTATGAACGAGTACACCGCGCACGTCCAGGTACCGGACGCTGCGATCGGGGCGGTACTGCACGACGTCGTGCTCGGCCACGAGGCAGTGTCCTGTGCGACGCTGAGAAGCGGGAACGGGACGTGGCTGTCCTACGGGTTCCACGCGGACAGTGACGACGCGGCGTCCATGGTGGCGTCGTCCATCAGGTACCACGCCAGTCGACCCCAGGAGGTGACCGTGCCGCTCGGGTATGAGGTGGACAGCCTCAAGTCGTTCGAGAGTGCCCCTATGATTGTCACGCAGGGGCGCGTCGTGGTCCATAGCGAGGGAGTCTGACATGATCAACCACGGGACGAGGGGCGGATACTACGCCCATCGTCGCATCAGTGAGCCGCCGTGCGATGAATGTCGTGCGGCGATCAACGAGTACGTGCGGGAGTACCGGGCGAAGAACGGCATGGCCCGCAACCGCGAACGCGAGAAGATTCGACGGCGGGCGCTGGCCGCGCTGCGGGATGCCCACCGTCCCGAGTACGAGCGCCTCGTGGAGCAGTTCACCGCCGACGAACTCGAGAGCGTTCTGTGATCCCGGTGCCCACGTTCTGTCGAGTCGAGTACTGGAACGCTGGTGCTGCGGAATGGCGGGTGGGCCACGCGGGCATCAACCTCATGGACCCGGGGAAGTACGTCCGGAAGTTGGCGGAGAGGGAGACCATCGCACGGGTCGTCGAGATCGACACCGACACAACCCACTACGCTGACGGCGGAGACCTTCTCTGATGGACATTGTCTACGCGAACCGAGATGGAGACAACCCGGAACTCCGGTACTCCCTCCGCACGCTGGAGAACATCGAGTACGACCGCGTCTGGGTCTTCGGCGGTGCCCCCTCATGGCTCAACCGCGACACCGTGGAGTACCGGCACCGGATGCAGGGCGGGTCGCCGTACTCCTCGACGCGAGGCCACATCGCGGCAGCCTGCAACGTCGCCGAGGTGAGCGACCCCTTCCTGCTCTGGAACGACGACTTCTACGCGATGCACCCCGTCGGCCGCGTACCGATCTACCACCGTGGCCCGCTGGACATCCTGCTCAAGGAGAACGCTGCCTCGAAGACGCCGTGGGCGAAGGGGCTGCGGGCGACCGCCGCGCTGATGGAGAAGCGCGGGCTGATGGACGCGATGTCGTACGACGTTCACCTGCCGCTGGTCATCCACAAGACGGAGATGCGGGAGGCGCTGCGCTGGGCGAAGAGTGTCCACGTTGACGCCGTCCACCTGAGAACGCTGTACGGGGCCATCGCCGACATTGGCGGAGTCGAGCACCCCGACCCCAAGATGCTGCGGAAGCACCACCCGTTCCCGCAGGGCGCATGGCTCTCTTCCGGGAACGACACGTTCCGCTCAGCCGTAGAGCCGGTGTTGAGGTACCTTTTTCCTGGTAAGTCACCCTATGAGAAGGAGTAGGCAGCATGGCTGACAACCTGAAGGGCATCCCGTTTTCAGCAGATGACGAGGGGCAGTCATTCCCCGAGATGGCCAAGGACATCGTCCGCGGCGTCACCGACGGAACGGTCTACGTCGTCTGGTTCGCCTACGTGCTGGGCTACTGGAAGGCCCTCTGCTCCACGGACCTGCCGGACGGTCGGTACTACGAGGTGACGTACCACAAGGAGCGGAAGGTCGCCTTCCTCGACACCTACGTCAAGGTGGAGAACGTCGAGGTCGAGGTCCGGTGACTCTCGGCATCCTGCTCCCCACGCGGGGCCGACCCGGCAATCTGCACCGCTTCCTTGAGGCGACCACGATGACCGCTGTGGACTGGCACCTGTACCTCCGCATCGACTACGACGACCCGGCCCTGCTGGGCTACGACGACCTCCTAGACAAGTGGTCTTACTACGAGAAGCAGATCACGGTTATCTCTGGCGAGCGCATCGGCTTCGGGGCGTCCCTGAACGAAGTGGCCGCACGCGCCGAGAAGGACGGCGTGTCCCACATCGGGATGTTCGGTGACGACGTGGTGCCCGTGGACCACGGCTGGGACGCGGCGCTCGTAGAGGCACTCGGGGACAACCTCGGCGTGGCCTACGGTGACGACGGCCTGCGGAAGAAGCACGAGCCGGACCTGCCGACGCACTACGTCACCCAGACGGAGGTCTACCGCCGCCTCGGGTACCTCGCGCCGCCCACCATCCGCCACCTGTTCCTGGACAACGTGGCGAGGGACATCGGTCGGTACCTGAAGAACTTCGTGTTCGTGCCGGTCGAGATCCAGCACCGCCACCCATGGATCGAGGGTGAGCAGATCGACGACCGCACCTACCAGGAGGGTGGGCGGAATCCCAACATCCGCAAGGCCGACCGGATGGCATACATCCGCTGGACGCAGGACCGCGACTGGAAGAACCGTCTTCGGTGAGTCTCGCCGCGTTCCTTCACGGCTACCCACCGCTCTGGTCGATGGGCGGGGAGATCTCCACCCACCGCACCCTCAGCGCCGTGCCGGGTACTGTCGTGTTCACCACGACGCATGACTCCTACTACCTCGACGGGGTCGCGGTGCAGCCGGGGTCCGGGTCGTCGTTCCAGTGCATCATGGACGACGCGAAGGAGTGCGGTGCCAGCGTCCTGTTCGGGCACTCCACGTTGTCTCAGAGCACCATCCGGGCCGCGAGGAAGATGCACCTTCCGTCTATCCTCGCTGTCCACGCGCCACCTCAGTTCGGCGGTGACCTGCGGCGAGCATGGCACGCGGCCACGGTGCGTCTCTACAACACGAAGGCTGCCCGAAAGAACTGGCATGACCCGAAGGGGTGGCTCCTGCACCCGCCTGTCGGCGGCCCCTCCGAGATGCCGAACGGCCCACATGACGCGCTGACGCTGACCTCGTCCCTCCTGAACAAGGGAGCGGGCCGCGTGCTCAAACTCGCGGAACGGCGTCACGACCAGCGGTTCATCATCGTCGAGTCGCCCGCGCACGCAACCCACGGCGATCCTCTGTTCTGGGAGCAGGTGGACAGGCTGGACAATGTCGAGGTCTGGCCGCGCCTGCATCCCAACGAGATGGGCAAACTCTGGGCCGAGACCCGCGTGCTGCTGGTTCCGTCGCGATACGAGACCTACGGGATGTCCGCGCTGGAGGCAGCGTGGCACGGCATCCCCTCGGTCCACGTGGACACCGTGCATGTGCGCGAGGGAATCGGCGAGGCAGCGCGGCTCCTCCGGTCGATGTCAATCGACGAACTGGACCGGGCGCTTACCGAGGTCGAGATCGAGCACGACGTCTGGTCGAACCGAGCCTTCGACCGTGTGGGCAGCCTCGCCAAGCGCGAGGTGGAGGAGTTGGAGCGGTTTGCGGCGGGTGTGGCAGCCCTCACACCGCTCTGAGGATGCGCTCAGAGCCCCTCAGACGCTCGCGGGGTATGTGGTGGGCCAACTACCCGCCCGCCAGCCCAGCGACGTCTGAGGGGCTTCTGAGCGCTTCAGGCGGCCTTGGCCTTGCGAACCCGGACCACACCCTCGGTGTAGAAGTGGTCCGTGTGCAGGTGGAACTCCTTGTCGGTGCGGGTGTTCACCGACTTGGCGGAGACAGCGCCGTCCCGGTCGTAGGTCGCCAGCACGTCGATCGCGCCGTGGCCGGTGCCCTCCCACTTCTTGAGTTCGTCCTGGAGCGAGGTCAGCGGCTGTCCGAAGAACGTGTCGTCGAAGCGGTCCACGATGTTCTGGTCACCGCCATAGAGAACGATGTTGGTCCCGGCACCGTGAGCCCTCGCCCAGTCCCCGATCGCTTCGGCGAGTTCGCGGTTGAGGTTGAAGTTCGGGTCTCCCGGCTTGCGGCCCTTCGTGAGATAGTGCGCCGCCGCGATGTGGATCTCCCGGTTGAGACCCAGCCCCGCGTCGAAGGAAGCCCACGTCACGCCACGGGTGCCGTGATGACCGACGCCCTCGGTGTGCTTGAGGACCGGGATGAAGTCGGCGTCCCAGCCGCCCTTGACGATGTCGCGGTGGACAGCGAGCCAGTCGCCGACCCTGTTGAACCAGCGGTAGCCCTCACCCCGTGCGACCGTGGGAAGGATTTCGAACAGGTCGTTGCCCCGGCCCGCCTCGGTGCCGAAGTGGATGTGCTTGCCGAGACCAAAGATCTTCTTGGCGTCAGCGGTCATCTCCCGTGGGGTGTCACTGAACTGCATCGGTGCGAGGCCGAGGGTCAGGTCCACGAAGTTGTCGGGCTCGGGCTTCGGGCGGCGGTAGTCGAGGACAGCACCACGGAACTTCGGCACGTTGAAGACCTTGTGCCCCATGAACGGCAGGCCGCTCGGGTCGCCGATGTCCCACTTGCCGGTGACCGAGGTCTGGTAGTGACAGGAGATCGCCTGCACGGACGAGTCAAAGATGTCGAGGAGCGTCGCGTTGAGCACGACGCCCGCGTGGTACATCTTGTCTGGGATGGGCTGCGTCCCACTGAGCATCCACTCGATGCCGCAGTAGAGACTGTTGCCATCGCCGGCCGCGACGGAACCGGACGACTTCGCCGTGCCCGCATGGTTGGACCGGCCAGCCGCGAGGACGTAGACGGTGCCCTCCAGGCTGAGGGAGAGTTGGACGAGTGGTGCCGGGAGATCGGCCCGGCCGACCTTCGCCATCCAGTTCGCGTAGGACAGGTCGTCGGCGAAGTCGCCGAGGACGTCACGTGCCCCCGTGTGGTGATTGAGGACACCGACCGGGTTGAAGCCCCCGGTACTGGCCGGACGACCCCGGAACCGCCAGCCGTCGATCTCGACGACCTTCAGTCCCCGCTTCCTCAGGCGCTCGGGCAGATTCGCTGGCAGTGTGCTCATGGGATCCCTCTCCTCTAGGTGGTCACCTCAGTGTAGCAGGTGGGTTAGTCGCTGCGGTCTGGCACGTGATGATGTAGGTCACCACGCCGGGGTCCCTCCGGACCTGGAGCCCCACGTCGGTGACAACCTCGCCCGCTGGTGGAGTGCAGTTGTCAGCGACCTCAAAGTTCAACGCGCTGTTCGGGTCCGGATCGTCGATCTCCGGGTCCTGCACCTCAGGGTCTTGCGCCTCGGGGTCGTCCGGCTCCGGGTCCTGCACCTCGCCGTCCTGCGCCTCGGGGTCTTGCCCCTCAGCGTCCTGCCGCTCTGCCTGTTGGTTCTCACGGTCCTGGATCTCCGGGTCTTGGATCTCGGGGTCCTGTACCTCGGCGTCTTGGATCTCCTGCTGGTCCACCACGTCGGACGTGTCAGGGATCTCCTTCGCCGCCTTGCAGATGGGGTCACGTGGTGTCTTCTTGCAGAGCGCGTCCACCGTGTTCTCGTTGGACTGCGCGACACCGGCGAGGCCGTCGATGTCCAGGTCCTGCTGGTGATTGTCCCAGAACAGAAGCCCAATCACTGACGCAAGGCAGAACCCCGAGATGACGATGAGGATGATCAACCCCCGACCGGGTCGGGCTGTTGTCTGCCATTTCTCTGGCGATGTCACTCTTCCACTTCCTCCGGCTCTGGTTCGAGATTGTCCGGCATCTTGTCTGGGCAGTTCACGAGGATAATGCGCTCGAACCGCGCAGCACGGCGAGACCAGTACCCGCTCCACTTGCGAGAGGTGGTCAGTTGCTTGCGGCAGGTCTCCTCGAACTTCTCCAGCCGCCCGACCGCCTTGTCCTCGCGGCCCTCCGCGCTGTTCTTGAACGCGATGACGCTCTTGACGATTGTCCAGAGGAACGTGGCACCGCCCGTTCCGAGCAGAGCGATGATGAGGGTACGAAAGGTCTCGTCGCTCACGTCTTCCTCCGGTTCTTGCGCGTCAGCCGGTCGGCCGCGTGGAACACCCCGAGAACGTAGATCCATCGGGCCATGAACAGTAGCGCGAGACCGAGCAGGAGGGTGAGGTTCGCGGCGGCGAGGTACGGCGCGGCCACGTGGGACTCACGGTAGGTGATCGCGCCGAACACTGCGAACGCCGGTCCCAGCAGTGGCAGGCCGACGAACTCGCCGACCCACCTGTCAGTCGCAGTTCCCAGCGCCGAGGAGGTACCCCCGACGAGGATGAACCACGACATGAGTACTGCGGTGGGGGTCGCGTCGGCCATGAACACCGGGCTGATGAGGAGCAGCGCCCCTGCCGCCCCGATCAGGCCATACGCGACCGCCCTGACGATCCGCTGCAACGTGCTCCGGGTCGTGAAGGACAGCGCCCCCCTGACCCAGCGCAGGCCGCTACGAATCTTGTTCAGCAAGGACTACCCCGTCGGCTTGTTGCGTGGGAAGTAGGCCGCAGCGCCCGTCAGGCCCGAGCCAGTCAGGCCGAGCAGGAGTGCCTCGACCAGTTCCTTGCGGGTGAACGGGTCGTCGTCGGCCACGTAGTAGCCGCCGACTGCGATCACGAAGCCGACGATGGCAGTGAAGATCGCCTTGGTCGGTGTCTGCGGTGTTCCCGGTGCTGCGCTGTTCTTCATGGTGTTCCTCCTTGTTGTGACGATACTACCTCGCGGCGGGGTTTGGCGGGGGCTTCCGCTCTCTGTCCGCCTTGATGCGGGCATCGATGGACGCCTGAGCCGCCTTCCGGTCGGCGATCGTCTTGTCGGCCTTCGCCTTGTCGGCCTTGGTCACCGGCTCGCTCCACGACATACCCGGACCGAGAGCGTCAGCCTCCTCGACGGAGATCGGCTGCCCCGTCCTCATGCTGTAGTAGACACGGTCGGGTGGGGTGTCGTCCGGCGGTGGCCTCGTTGGGCTGGTGAGCGATGGGTCAACGGACATCAGGTTCTCCTTGTCACGTGGTTTCGCCTACGTAGGTGATCTCGATGAAGGTCTGCGCCTCGCCACCTGTGTCGCCGAGAGTGTTGACGGTGGTTGCACCCGATCCACCGGACTGCCAGCCGTGCGCTTGGATGGTGTCACCCGCAACGAGCGAGTAGGTGCGCTTGATGGTCTGGGCGAACCCGACGCCTGTGTGTGCGCCTGCGGCCGGAGTGTTGCCCTCTGCGCGAGCGACCCTCGTTCCGTTGATCACGATGGCGTCCACGACACGGCGGAGAGCAGCGGTGCAGTCCCAAGTGGTGTGGACGTAGACCTCGTACTCACCGGGCCGAACGATGGTGTACGTGTTGCTGCTGGTGACTGTGATTCCCTCAGACCGCTCGATCGCGGTGTTGTACGAGTGCGCCTCCCACGTGGTGACGGCGTAGGTCTGAGTCGCGTCGCGTCGCCGACGGATCTGAGGACGAATCATGCGGAGGTTTCGGAAGCGTGGCGCGAGGCCGTCACCCTTGACCTCGATGAGTTGCTTGCCGCCTGCGTCGGTCGGCAGGGACCACAGACGTCCCGGCTGGTTGGTCGCGACGTGAGCGGAGTCGAGGAATCCGTTGATGGTCGGCGGCACTACGCCGGACGTGAGGATCTCGTCGAACGAGAACGCACGGGTGTTCTCCGCGTACGAAGCCGGGGCAGCGGGCGCAGGCGACATCACTTGCTTGCGAGGCCCACCAGCGAATCCGGTCGGCGCGGCGTAGACGCCCACCGTGTTCGCACCGTTGGTCGTTCCGTCGTCGTCAGGCGGTGGAGTCGTGATGATCGGGAACTGCCAGCGCGGCACCGCGCTCGACGTGAGGATTGCCGAGGGTGTGGACTCCGCCGTTGTTGAGCCCGCCGTGGTGTCGTTGTCTACCTGCGTCCACTGGTAGTCGTACGACCCACCCGGATGCTTGCTGCCCGAGTAGATCTTGGTCGTCGTGATCGCGTGCATCCGCGTGCCGTCGAAGTAGAGTCCGTAGAACGTGCCGGAGGGAAGAGGGAATGTCTCTTCCGTCGCAGCGGTGGACATCGCGAGGTTGTAGGCACCCGGCATGTATCCGTTCACCCAAACCGAGACGTTCCCGGTGCCCTGCTGGAACACGGCCAGCACGTCCTCGCGGGCACCGTAAGTGAAGGCGCTGGTGTTGTCACTCGTCTGCGCGAAGGTCGAGGGGTTCCAGGTCTTGTGGCGCTGTTGCTTGCTGGCGTTGATCCACGCGGTGATCAATTCGCCGTTGTAGACACCGAGGGCGACTCTATTCACCTGTGACCCGAACAGCCGACCAGAGGATGCTCTCGCCTTGGTGCCGGTCAAGGAGCCCGAGATGTCGTAGGAGTAGATCCAGTAGGAGTTGGCGTCGGTCGCGTCGACCGCGTCGGTGATGAGGACGTACAGAGTGTTCCCGATCCGGCACATGCTCACCGGGGTCTTCGTTGAGGTAGGCGTGCTGCCGAGGAGGAATGAGCCCTGCACCACAGCGTCCGACTTGCGGATGATGTACACCGTTGAGTTGCTGGACCCGGGTTCGAGGTTCGTCACGGCGAGGTGCGACGTTCCATCCGGGGTGTCGCACATCTGCCAGCACCGCTTGATCGCGCTGGGCATGGTCTTGGTCGTCCACGGCCCTGCCGAGACACTGGCCTTCGAGGTCGGGGCGGTAACGCCAGTCCCGATCTCCAGGTCCCCGGCCAACTTGTTCTTGGTACCCTGAACCGAGACGTTGTCCTTGAACACCGCCGCGAGGGCCTGCATCTGGTTCGCCGTGATGTCGAGGAACCCGTTGGTCGCGTACAACGCACCGAGGATGTCCAGCACGCCGCCCTTGAGCGTCGCACCTTCAACCGTCTGACCGGACAGGCGGGTCGCGATCACGTCGCCCATCAACTGAGTCTGGTAATCCGGCTGCACCTGTCCCGGTCGGCCCGCCACCCACGGTGAGGGCGCAGCGTCCTCCACACCGTTGCGAGCCACGATGGCGAAGTACGAGTCCGCTTCGAGCGACAGCGGGACGCGGTTCTTGTCGTAGTAGATCCAGACCGGCGAGGTCACGTTCTCCATCAGGAGGGTGGTCGCGTCCTTTGCGTCAGTGTTGACATACGTGTGATACAAGTCGTAAGTCTGTGCATCGAGCAGGTACGGAAAGCGGATGATGGCGCATGACGGGCCGGACTCGACGGTCGGCGTCGGCGACGCGGCAGGCTGCACGTCCGGCGGGGGTTCACCTGGAGGGCCTTCCTCACCCTCGAGAGAGGCGAGCCACTCTGCCTCCGTACCCACGAAGCCGTTCGCCACCGCAACCTCGTATGCGGACAGGCCGGGATCGCCGGGGTCTCCCGGATCGCCGGGGCTACCGGGGTCGCCTTCCAACGAGGCGAGCCACTCCTCCTCGGTGCCGATGAAGCCGTTCGCCACGGCCACGTCGTAGGCCGACTCGCCGGCAGGACCGTCGGGCAAGTCCGTGACGTACGAGCCGGGGATAATCGGCTGTGATCCGGGCAGGTTCTCAACACGCTCGAGATCGTCCGACAGGATGATGACAACGGGCGGGTCGTAGGTGCCCTCGGGCATGACGGCGAGATCGTGGATGGTGAGCGGAACCTCGACGGGCTTTTCGGCATCGGCGAGGATGACCTCACACACCCACGCTCGACCCGGTTGACCGCCGATGTCACGAGCCACCTCGGTCCCGCGGTCCACGTCGATGCTGAGTCCGGGTTCGATGGTGAAGGTGGCCGCATCCACATCCACCTCGGTGATCTCGAGGGGGCCGGTCCCGGCGACCCAGACGAACTCCCCCACCGTAATGGACTCGGGGTCGAGGACGGGAAGGACGGTCTCGCCGGTGAGCAAGTCCGCGGTGACCTCAGTCCCCGTCCACTCCCAGCGAACGTCGGTTAGCAGACCGTTGATGCCCATCAGTTCCTCCTCCCACCCCTTCTTCTCCTACGATGCTTGGTTGTCTTCGATCGGATCTGCTTGACCTTCGACGGCCTGCTGACCCACTTGTGAGTACCGATTGTCATGTTACCGCCCGCTCCGTACGGGACGGAGGCACCGTCGGCGAGCCGGACGTTCCCCACACCCTCAGGCAGATTCAGGTATTCGAAGGGCTCCAGGTGGAAGAACGGGATGATCTCGAAAGTCTTTGTCGCGTCCAGACCTGAGTCGGACTTCAACTCGGTGGTCGCCTGATCCAGCGTGCCCTTGAGCGTCTTGTTGTCATCGTTGACGACCACGAGGGGCATCGTCCGCGGAACAGTGACGGGTGGATTGGCCGCATTGGTGCGGGCGAGCGACTGCTCCGAGAGATCATTGTCCTTGGGCAACGCGACGATGCTGTCATAGATGTAGGTCACGAGGGATTCGTCCCTCTCCGTACCCCTCTTGTTGACGGGAGTGCGGTGGCTGGTGACCTGCACGTAGTTGGAGAAGTCGGTGAAGGACGTCGAGGCCGAGGGGAGTGCCAGCATAGACTCGACCACGACCGGGTTCTTGGCACCCGAGTTGTCCTCGGCGATGGCCCATCCCAGTCCGTCATAGTAGGCCCGCCAGTTCATCTCCTGCGCGGCGATGCGCTTGAACGCCTGCCACGGGGTCAGCGAGTCCTCACCCATGCCGACTGAGTAGACCCGACTCAACGTCTTCTGGGTCCTGGGGATCTTCATGAACTTCTCGCCCGTGCAATCCTGAAGAATTGACTTGAGCACAAGGTCTACGCGCTGGCCCTTCTTGTAGGTGCGTGGACGGACACCGTGGTCGGCGAGCAAGGACTTGTCCCCCATCTCGAGGGAGACCTCCGCACCAGAGCGGGCGACCGACGTGGGCAGCCCTACGATGCAGGACGTAAGGAAGTCGCCGTGACTCGGGACACTGACCTTGTGCCAGACCTGGATCAGCCGGTTGATCCAGAGAATACCACTCGGGTCGCGCAGGTAGTCGGTTCCGAAGTTCAACGCACCCTCCGGGTCAGACAGGATGACAGAACCCGTCCGGTGCGGTCCATCTCTTCCGTCCGAGTAGTTCATCTGCCCGTCGAGCAGGTCCAACGTATCGACGTACTCTTGGTTGATCGTGAGCACATCGACCCAGACTCGATAGTCGTGGTCGTGCTGGAGATAGTGGTGATAGGCAGCGAGAGCGTCAGGGCTGCGACCGGCGTGCTGCACGGCTAGTCGTCCTTCCGCTGCCACCAGTTGAGCAGGATGAGGACCAGCGTGTCTTCGCACTGAGGGTCGGGGTGGGTGTAGAAGACGTCGGTCGGGCTGTAGTCGCCGAAGATGATGGGCCAGTTGACCTTGCCGAAGATGAGTCGATACCGCAGCCCCGAGTCGGCGAGCGCCCACTTCTCGAGGGTGTCTTCGTCGTCGTTGAGCACGAGACCCTCGATGCCGCCCGAACGGGTGGTCCGCATCAGCCTGCGACGCACCGTCTCGACCACGAGGCTGCCGTGGACCGGGGTGTGCAGGACCGACCCCTCCTCCGTGGTCTGCGACACCACGGGCACTCCGTTGTTCCCGAGAATCTCGATCTGCTTGCCCGTCCGCGGGTTCACCATCCACACGCTGCCGGTGACGAAGGTATCCGTGACCTCAGGACCGGCTCCCGAGGCCGTCCCGTTCGTCCGTGTGATCACGGACCATGTGTGCTCCTTCCGGGGCTCCGCGGTGTAGTCCCGGATGGTGAAGTTGGTGCCGGTGAAGAAGTCAGCAGCAGGAGCCCACTTGCGGGGGTTGCCGTCGTCGTCCCAGATGGACACCGCCTTGCCGTCACGCAAGAGTGAGATCTCGTCGGGGATGCCAAGTGCGCGGGTGCCGGTGATGACGGGGACAGGCTCGTCGAAAGAGACCCCGAGGTTCGTGATGCCCGGACCGGGGCCAGCGATGACGGTGTTGAACTCCTTCGTCACCTCCGACCAGACAGGTGCCCCCTCAGCCGCCACACGCGGGGAAATGGAGTCGGTTGTCCGCAGGACCATCAGGCCGTGGCCGTCCGGCAGAGGCACGCCGTTCGACGGGGTCCAGTCACGGGTGTCAGATTCCAGGTTCCAGGTGGACGTCGAGAGCGCCTCGGAACCCTGCTGGAGTTCAGCCTGCCACGAGACCTGATCGCTCACCGTCCAGGTCATGGTAGGGCTGCCGTCATCGGTGTCGTCGAGCGGGGTGACGATGACCGGCTCCTCGATGGGCTCGTAGGAGTAGAACACCCATGGACTCCACAGGCTCGTACCGCCCCCTCCAGACGTCTGGACGCGCCAGTAGATGGTTTGCCCCACCGCCGCCACGGGCGCTCCCCCAGCGGGCACGTAGCGACCCGTGGTGGCCGGGATGGAGCCGGTGTCGAACGTGATGCCGGCGACCGTGCCGTCCGAGGAGTACTGGATCTTCTGGTGATCCATGTCCTGGTCGCCCGTGTATGTCAGGATGGGATTGGGCACCGAGACCGCCCCGCCCTGCGGAGACAGACCGACCGGCTTGTCGTTCGGGGTGTAGTAGTCCACCACCATGACCGGCTTGTTGATCGATGCCGAGGAACCGCGCAGGTTGATCGTGTCGGCGATGGTGGTGTCAAGCGCCAGCCCGTTCCGGCTCCTGGTGTTGACCCACGCCGTGACGACGAAGGAGTAGAGCGCGTCCTTGACCGGGTCGGTGATCGAGGTCGTCGTGATGACGGCACCGAGCGCAGGTCGGCCGTCCCACTTGACCGAAGACTTCCAGGACTCGTCGATCGGGAGGATGCGGATGGGCGTCGCACCAGCCTCAGCCTCGGCCGTCCAGAACTTCACGGTCGCCGTCGTGACCACGGCTCCCACGGGAATCTTGTCGACCGGGACGCGGATCATGACCTTGTGCGTGGCCGGACCAGTGTCTTGGAGAGTCAGGACACCGGGTGACCCGACGGGGTACGCGGGCCGGTTCTCCTTGATGAGATACGTCGTGAGCGGGATGGTGATCTGCGGCATCTCAGGCTCCCTGCCATGCGAGGTTGTCCGAGGCGTCGATCCGACCGTCCGCCACCTCTTCGACGTAGGCCAGGAAGTCGCGGGCACCCACGCGGAGAATCACCGTGCTGGGAAGTCCGCTGCCCATCATCTTCTTGCTCTCCTTGTTCGAGTAGATCCTCGACCCACGGGGAGGAGCCATGAGTTCGGGGCCACCCTCGCCAACGGCGATCAGACCACCCGGAGCGATACCGCCCTTCTCGAAGCCGGGAATGGTGAACCCGATCTTCTTGCCCAGCACGTTGAACGACAGGTCCTTCGGGAGACCGATGGCGCTGTTGATACCGTTCTTCAGGCTAGTGGCGACACTGGAGGCCATATCGCCGATGGCGGTGATTCCGCTTCGGATGCCCTCGAGGATCTTGCCACCCAGCGTCTTGCCCGCGTTGAGCAGGCTAGAGCCGAGGTTGAGCAACTTGCCGGGGAGACCCCGGATGATGTTCACAACCGACTCGACGATGTCGCCGGCAATATTCTTCAGGGTGCCGATCCCCGACCGGATGGCGCTGCCCAACTTCGTGACGGCCTGACCGCCCAGAGTGAGCAGGCGTCCGGGCAGTTTCGCGATCCAGTTGAGGACGCCCTCGACGATTCTGCCAGCCGCTGAAAGAACCTTCGGGGTGCCCTTGACGACGGCGCTCCCCAACTTCTGGACTGCCTTCATGCCGAGATCGAGCAGGCGACCGGGCAACTTCAGGATCCACTTGATGATGTTGAGGTAGAGTTTGCCGACCGCCATCAGCACCTTCGGGCCGTTCTTGACCACGGCCTTCCCCAGCCACACGATCGCCTGCCCACCGAGCCTGAGCAACTTGAACGGCAGCGTCACGAAGAACTTGAGGACACTGACGACCAACTTGCCGATCCCCGCCAGGAGTCCCGGTACCGCCTTCGCGATGCCACTGCCCAGCCCCTTGAGCAAGCCCATCCCGATCTTCGCCAGTTTCGCCGGGGCGAAGAACGTGATGAACAGCCCGAACGCGCCCTTCAGCAGCGGGCCGAGGCCGGAGAACATCTGCTTCAGCCCTTCCCAGACCTTGCCGAAGTCCAGGGTGAACAGGCCGACCAACACGTTGATGAGGCCGGCGATGATGGAGCCGAGCCCCTTGATCACGTTCCCCAGCGACTTGAAGCCGTAGATGATGGTGTCCAGGACCAGACCGATGGCGAGTTCGGCGATCTTGTCGAGGATGTCGAAGACGAAGCCGAACGCCGAGCCAGCCGCATCTGCGACAGGGGCCAGCGGCTTGAGGGCGGTGCCGATCTCCTTGAACGCACCGGAGAGGTTCTTCCACACCCCCTTCATCGCGTCCCAGACCCCACCCAACTTCGCCTGGAGATCCTTGGACTTGGAGATGATGATGCCGATCCAGACCGCGATGCCTACCGGCCCTGCGAACTTCACGAACCGGGCGAGGATGCCCATCACGGGCTTGAACACGCTGGCAAGTCTGCTGACCTTGGACGCCGTCTGCCCCGTGGCCGCGCTGGTCTTGGAGAAGAACCCGGTGACCCCGCTGAAGACGGACTTCACCTTGCCCACGATCTTGAGCAGGAACGCCCATGCTCGAGACAGGAAGCCCATCTTCTTCGCCGCGCCAGCGGCGGCGTTCCCAGCCGCGTTCGCGCCGCCGCCCGTCCCCTTGAGGATGTTGATGAGAAGTTTGAACTTGAGGAGTTTGAAGAGGACGGAGAACACGCCGCCCACCTGCCCGATCAGGCTACCGAGCAGGATGTTGAGAGACACGACGCCGATGGTGATGGCGAGGAAGAGGCTGCTCACCGGCTGAAGCGCCTCGGAAAGAGTGACGAAGGCCGACACGATCTTGTCCAGCGGCAACTTGCCGAGAAGGTTGAACGCCCCCTCCAGCGTCTTCAGGAACGACGTGATGACGCGGGGGTCGGCGAGTTCAGCGAGGACCTTGAACACCGCCTCGACGGTGTGTCCCAACTGCTTCATCACGCCGACCGACTGCTCGGCCCACTTCGCGATGGCGTTCTTCCCGCCCACGCTGTTCGTCCAGTCCTCGAACCGCTGGGTGACATCCACCAGCATCTGGAGGAACGTGTTCGTGGAGGGGTTCGCGATGTTGAACACGTTGAGAATGGCCGAGCCGAGATTGCCCAGCGTCTTGAAGAGGAGGCCCGCCGTCTTCTCGGCCCCCTTCATCATGTCGTCGATCCGCTTGCCGAAGCCTGCTTCCTTCGTCCAGGACTGGAACGACTTCGCCATATCGGTGATGCGGCCAGAGAGCCGAATGGCTGAGGGGGTCAGCGCGTTGACGAGCCGCAGGAACCCGTCGAGGAACGGGACCACGGCCTTGGACAGCGCCCCGAACACCTTCGCGTTGTTCGCGAAGAACTTGTTGAGGGTCTTGACGCCTGCCCCCGAGTTGGCGTAGTTGAGAACACCCTTCGCCAGACCGTTCAACTGGTCGGCCATCAAGCCGAGACCGCGCTGGATCACGCCCGTATTGCGGAGTTTCTCGATGCCCTCGCTCAGCCCGGCGAACAACTTCGGCCAGATGGCAGCCCGCATCTCGTTAGAGAGTTTCCGGGTCGCCATGACCGCGTTCTGCATCGACTTCGGCATATCCGCGAGCATCTCTTTGAGTGCTTTCGGATTGGTCTCGGACACCGCCTGAGCGAAGCCCCGCATACCGACCTTGAGGGTGAGACTGGCGACACCGAGGCTGGTGAAGACGGGGAGCAGGGCGTACGACGACTGGAGGGTGGAGTAGAGCGACCCGGCCAGCATGGTCGCGGCACCGGACACGGCGCTGATCGCGGAACCCATGTGAGGAGCGCCCGTCGTGATCACGCCGAGGAGGGAGCGCCACGCGGTGACCGCGTCCTTGCCGATCGACTGGTAGACCTTGCGGTTCCGCTCGCCCACCGCAGCCAGACTCTTGCTCAGGCTCGACAACTGTCGGTGAATCTGCTTCCCGACCTGACCGACAGACTTGTCGTCGAACTTGAGATTGACGTCGACGTGTGCCCCGCCGACGCGTGGACCGAGCCCCGGCATCTCAGCGCGCCATCGCTACGAGCGCGTCCGCGAGGAACGGCTGCGCGGGAGTGCCGGGGTGCATGACGAAGTCGCGGTAGACGATGTCGCCACCTGACCCCTGGAACTTCATGACCTTTCGGTTGGACGGCCAGCGGGGCGAGGGGCCGGTTCCCTCGTGAACGTAGTACCCGTGGTCGGTTCCAGCAGAGACCGCGAAGCCGAACGAGAACCGGCCCTTCTCGTCGCGGTTCTGGTCGACCCGGATTGTCGCCTTCAGCGCCCCGGTCTTGACAGGGGCGAGGCTACGCGCCATGCTTGCCACGGCCTCTGCCTTCTTGCGGAGGTGGCGCTCAGGGCCGGATGCGGGGTGGAAGACATTCACGTAGACGAGGGGAGGTGGGTCCATGACTACCGTCGCTCCGCCGCCGACGTAGACGCCGCTTGCGCCTGCCATGAACCCACCTCCCGCCTACTTGTCTGAGGAATCCTTCATCTGGGACCGGTCCCACTCACGAAGAGCAGTGTAGTCCTTGGTTTGGTTGAGGTACAGACGAACCTGCTGCGGCTTGTCTTCCTTCATCTGCTCGATCGTGGTCAGGTGAACCATCCAGAGCATTTCTGCGAATGAGAACTCCTTCCACCGAACACCGTTGAGGTTCCAGGACGTGACGAGGCTTATCCAGTTTTCCTGGATCCCTTCCCAGAGGGTGATTGCTGCGTCGTAGGGAAACCCGTCCAGATCCCCATCAGTGCCTCAGAGATCGCCTGCTGGGGGCCGAGGCCGTAGCCCTTCTCGATCCACTCGGCCTGCTGCGCGGGCTTGACGAGCATCTCGGACATCGCCTTCGTGAAGCCGGCGAGAGCCTCCTTGAAGGCCGAGCCCCCGAAGTCGTCGTCCTCGAACTTGGTGAACTTCTTGAGCGAGTCCACGAGGGTGGACCACTGCTCGGGCGAGGGGTCGGGGTGGAACTCCCACTCGATGCCGTCCCCGAGGTCAACCGGGATTGCCCGGAAGTCGAGGCCCAACTTGACTACGTCACGGCGTACTTCTTCAGTCATCGCTGTTCTCCTTTGTTCTAGCGATTGGCCGTGGGCCGGAGAGAACTAGAGGAGAACCTCCGGCCCACGGTAGCCGCAGCGTAGCAATCACGCCGATTGGTCGACAGGCAACGGAGGAACCTGCACCTGCACGGTGAGGTCCACGAAGATGACGGAGCAGGTCCCAGGATCGCTGAGATCAGCCGAGATGTCGTCGATGCGGAGGTCCATGCCGGAGCAGGCCAACCCCTGCCAGAGCAACTCCACATCACGGAGTTGATCCCCGGTGTGGTCGGTCAATGTTTCGTACGGCGGGAGGTTCCCGTTCTCGTCGATGATGGGGCGGCACCGGGCCAGCACCAGCCGGAACTGAGCGGCTGTCGCCCCGCCCTTGCAGGGACGGATACGCCGCACCTCGTCGAGCGTGGAAGCGTCCGCGTCGAAGAGACGGCGGAAGTGGATGCTGATCTCCCCATTGGCCTCCTCACCCAACTCTTCATCTTCGCACTCGCAGCACATGAAGATCACCGGGATGCCGTGCGTCTGGTAGACCTTGCACACCGGGCGCAGGTCATCGCTCAGAGCGTCTGAGGCTGCCGTCAGAAGCCTATCAGCCACCACGGCTAGGGCATCACGCACAACAGCCCCCCAGAGCCCTCAGACCGCCCCTGCGAGCCGTGGCGAGGTCAGGGGAATACACGGCGGCGGGCAACCGAGCGCCGTGCGGGTTGACAGCGTTGACCCACGCACCGAGTTCCGGGATGAAGGTGTTGATCTCGTCGTCCCGGAGCCGGACCGTGATACCCTGACTGGTGACGCTGGTCACGTTGGACGGGAGACGACACTTCTTACCCGTGCAGGACAGGAAGAGTTCCTTCGTCAGCCGAGCGACCACGTCCAACCCCCATGAGTCAGGCGGGGTGCCGACCGTGGCATCCACGACGAACGCCTCGCCCTCGCCGGCGTCGGACCACTTCTCGTCTCTCTTGGGCCAGACGTCGGGCGGCACCCGGTACAGCATCCGGGAGTTGCGGTCGAACCGCCACGAGGATGTGGGGTACTCGTCCGCGCCCAGCCGGACACGGGAGACGTCCCAGACAGAGAGGTTGAACGGGCTGGTGATGTGGATCGCGTCGCCCCCGCCGCAGCACCACGTCCGGCACTCGGGGCACAGATTCAGCGGGCGGATCTCGACCTCACACTGCCCGATCGTGTACCCCGACAGCCTCGTCATGATGGACGAGGCGGTCTCAACGGACTGGAGGAAGAGCGGGGACTCGGGGTCAAGATCGGCCAGCCCGCAACTCTCGGCGTCTACCTCCCACGGACACGAGGTCTCACTCAGGAGGGTCATCGTGTCCTACCGCTCAGGCCGAGCCGGAGTCGACCGTGGCGACAGCGCCGCAGCCGTCGGGGGCCACGCCGCCGACGAACCGGTGACGGTGGGTGCCGTCGGGCAGCGGGTCGGTCAGCCACTCGGAGTCGCCGGTGATGGTGTCCAGCGCCAGCGGCACCGGGCCGAGGCCGAGGTTGTGGCTGTCGGAGGTGTTGCCCGTGATGCGGACGTAGTTGTCCTCGCTGCCGGGAGTGCCCTCCTCGGTGACCGTCGCGCCCTTGACCGGGTAGATCCGGACGAAGTCGCCGGTGACGCCGCCACCGCACTCGCCGAGGATCTCCTGCCACACGACCACGATCACGTTGAAGCGGTCGCTGACGCCGTCGGCCCAGCCGATGACCTCGCCGTCGTGCTCGATCGCGGTGGCCCCGCCAGCGTTGGCGATCCACTCGGGGTCGAGCCAGTGGAGGTCCATGTTGACCTCGATCGACTGGAGCGACTTCTTGCCGGGGATGTACCGCTTGATCGATCCGTCGGCGCAGCGGCGGGTGAACTCCTCGCCGTCGTCCACGTTGTCGCTGGTCTCGAAGGCTGCGGGGCAGTCGTCGAGGTAGCCCATGTCAGCCCCGAAGAGCGGGGTGAGGCACTCGTCGGCCAGGAAGAGCCCGACCTTCTTGATGCGCCCCAGATCGGGCGTGATGCAGTTTCCCATTGTGTTACTCGCTTCCGATGTTGGGGCTGGCCGGGACTGTGACATCGATGTGCAGGTTGATGCAGGGATCGAACGCAACGATGGCGCTGCGCTGAGCGAAAGCCTCGTCGGCGTTGTTCCGACGGTCCAGGTCGTTCAGGACGAAGGCCTCGTCCACCGCCGCCCACACCGGGCCGGTCGCCCAGAGACGGATGGTGGTGGCTCCTTGAACCGGGTAGCCGACACTGACTACCCACGGTGCGCCGGTCGGCGACCGCGTTCCGTTCAGCAGGTCGGCTTCCGCGAGGAACGCCGCTGCCTTGACCGGAGCGTGGAGCCACCACTGAGCACCGAACCCAGCGTCAGCCGCAGCCTGCTCCAGCGTCCCCACAGCGAGAGCGAAGTTCCCGTCTGCGACGACACCGAGGTTGACCCCGTCGTCGAACGACGGAGTGCCGAGGCCAACACCGTCCGTCGCCAGTTGACGCGCCACCGCCCACTCCGTCGTCGAGTCAAGGCGACCCTCCGCGTGCTTCTTCTGGTCCAGCCGGGACAGGCTGCTGCACGTCGCGCTCTGCCGAATGCCGAACGGGTGGAACTCGGCGACAGCAGTCTTGTGGAGAGGGACGTCCTCGGCGGTGACGCACCGATCCACGACCTCCGGCTCGCCACACCCGTAGAACGGGATGGAGAGGCCCTGCATCCAGCCCTGCGGAGCGGGGAGTGAGATGTCGAGGATGCCCCCGGACCGAACGTCCGGAGCCTCGACCTCCACGCCCTCCATGAGAGTGTTGGACATCAGAGCCCCTCCTTCCTAGTTGAGCCGGCGATCAGGACGGGCAGGCGACGTTGTCGCAGATCTCGACCGGGATGTCCAGGCCGAGGGCGTTGCAGCCACGGGACAGCAGGCCCTCGTAGGACTCGGCGAACGCCGCGACCTTGTTCTGGCGGTTGAGGTTGTGGTCCCGGATCTCGGTGCCGAGGTCCAGCGTGCCGCCGTCCAGGTAGGTGAAGAACCCGTTGGGGGCCAGCACCGAACCGAGGGTGAGCGGGAACTGCGGGTCCGTGCCACCGGAGCCGAACTGCACCGGGTCCAGGTCCTGCGAGTAGATCGCGTTGACGCCCTCGTTGGAGAGCGCCGTGTTGAGCAGGGACACCGCCACGTTGGGGTCGTCGACCGCCGAGGAGAAGACCCGACGGTTGATCAGGTCGAGGCGGACGGCGGTGACCAGCGACTCGCTCACGAAGAAGTCCATCTGGACGTCCCCGAGGCGCTGGTCCTGGCGGAGCGCGGCGGCGGCGGTGCCGACGCCGTTCACCACGTTGGCGAAGATGGACCCGAGCGCGTCCACCGTGTAGGTGGACATGACCTGCGCCCGCATCTTCTCGAAGAGCAGGACCTCACCGCGACGGGCGTTCTGGATCGCCAGCGCCGCGAGGTAGCCCTGCCACTGCTCCGGCGCGAACCGGGTCGTGTAGTTGCCCACCGTGACGCAGGAGTAGACCGCGTCGACGCCGACCTCGTCGGTCTCGTCGCAGTCGACCTCGGCACACTGCTTCCAGGTGTCAGGGTCCGCCTCGTCGACCAGTTCGTCGTCCTCGCAGGTCCACACCCCGAAGCCGTCCACCGGGAGGCAGATGGCCGGGAAGAACGTGAACTTGCCCCGCGTCGCGCCCAGCGTCGGCAGGGCGTTCTTGATGGGGCGGTCCGTGCTTCCCTGGACGGGGTTGCTGTAGATCGGCTGCGGGAGCGAGCAGCACCCGCCCGCCGCGACCACGGCCTCCGGGCTGACGAACGAGTCGACCAGCCGGGTGTCGGCGTTGATCTTGCCGGTCAGCGTGCGCTCGTCGGCGAACGAGGTCTCGATGCGGGCGACCCGCTCCTTGCCCGTCTTCAGGCTGCGGCTCGAGGCGTCCCGGAAGGCCTCGGCCAGCGAGCGGATGTCGGCGTCCTGCACCACGTCCCCGTTGAGGATGACGCGGGTCTCGGTGGTGGACAGGTCCCGCTCCGGCTCGTTGACCGTGATGCCGGAACCGCCGCTGAGGCCGAGGCGGGCGACTGCCTCCTGGACGGAGAGCATCTTGCCGCGCTTGGGCTTGGTCGAGAGGGACTTCTCCTCCTCACTGCCCTCCTCGGGCT